GTCATAGCGTCGCATTGTGCTGCGGTTAGGGATTCTAAACCACAATCTGATAAATTTACTAAAATAGGTTTAGTCATTTCAATTTGCTTGCCCTCTGATTCTGCTGCTGTCACAGATACGCTTAAAATTGAAAATGGTATATTCCCAGTAGCATCAACTTCCACTATTTTACCTATGTTATACCAAGTATTCACTACTGGACTTTCAGCAATTGTCGTGCGAACCGTATTTATACTATAACAAAATTTATCTACAGTTCCTAATGCCCGCATTTTAACATTTATATAAAATTTGTCTCCTATTGTTACGTTGTGATACTGCGCTAATGCAATATTTACATTTGTTCCTGATACACCTGTTACCGTTGCAATTCCATCATTAACAACATACGATGCGTTTACTGTATACCAATCACTTATGGTAATAAACCCACTATTTATATACCAATTGGTTAATCTATTACCAGTTAATTTTGTCTGCATAGTGCCTATTGCATTAACAGGTAAAGTTTGTGTCCCATAGCCCTCTTGGGATATTCTGTCCTCACCGTTGGGGTTTAGTTGGTTTACAGTATCTTGCAAATCGCTAACTTCTTGCTTTGTTTTTATTACATCAATTTCTGCTTGATTTGCTTTTGCATCTAATTTAATCAGTTCATCTTCAACCGTTCCGCTACCGTATGATACTTCATCAGCGCTTATGCCATCGCTTTCAATACCCCTAATTCCCCATGCCTGGAATGTTGCGACATCAGTAGTTACTTGCACTGGTGTTGAACCTGTTATGTCAAATACATAGAAATAAATGATATCTCCAACTCTTGCCAATATTGTTTCATATTTGTCGTGCTTTGTGTAAAATTCAACTTTGCTTCCGTCTACAAACTCGCTTGGTTTAATAATATTATATGTTGAATAATTATCAGCAGTAATGTTTATTTTGAACATTGCCCAATCGTAAGGTGTCAAAAGCGATATATTAAATGAATCTTGATTATCAATTGTTGCAGCGTCATCGGTAAATAATATTTGCATATCTTGCAAAGTCCCGATTGCTATTAAATTTGTTATATGTTGTTCAAGCGATATCAAACTGGTTAAGATAGCGTTTACACCATCATAATCAAAATTGGCTTCCGATGTCCCTATATGAGTTGCATAATCTGACTTGATAATTTCAAGTAAACCACTAACGATATTTGTGTATTCATTTCCACCTTTGACAATACCATAATTTGTGTTACTTGCTTTTTCAATGGTATAAGCACCATTATCAGCCCATGTAGATGTAGTTTCATTATATTCCCACTCGTGAGTATTTTCGGTGTCACTTTCAAGAGTATAAATAAGTTGTCCTTGTGCTAAAACAAAATCGGTATATTTCCCGTCTAAATAAGTAAAGATATATTGGTCTCTTTCACTGCTGCTCATTGCCAATAGTTCGGTTTGCGTCTTATCAATTTCTCCATAACTCTCTCCGCGACCGTCAAGTCTTGCAATTTCGGCTTCAAGCGCTTCAATTTGTTGTCTAAGTAATAAATGTGCTGTGGATAAATCGTCATGCTCTGATATTTTATTAATTACGTTTGTTTTAGTGCTATAATTGTCAACTAAATCGCTTTCAATATCATCAATATCGCTTTCAATAGCATCAATATTGTCTGCGTTTTCTACTATTTTGTCAGCATGGCTTACAATTTGATTTTGTATTGTGCTGACGTCTGTTGAATTTTGTCTAATTTCGTCCCACGCATTAGCACCTATAGATTTAGTGCCTAATGAATCTTCTAAATCTGCAATATCTTCTTCATTTACTTTAATAGCAGCTTTATTAATTACTACTTGAGCTGCACTTTTATTTTTAACAACACCAGTAACACTTACTTCAAAATGGTCAGTATAAAAACTAGCTATTCCAGCAATAGTTGTACTAGCTGTAGGTACGTATACTGTAGTTTGTTCATTTTCTAAAATTTTAGGTACATCTGGTGTTATTACAGTCTCTATCGTATTATATTCCATTTACATTACTCCTTTCATATTTGATAATACTGACATTTTAGTAGTTTCTAATATAGTATAAACTGCAGAATAATTTACGATAGGTTTTTCTATATTAATATCTTCTACAATATCTTCAGAAATTGCATATAATTGGTCGTACATATAAGTTAAATTATCTTCATAATCAGTTATATCAACATCATTATCTGAACATAATGTAGTTAATGTCTCCAGTGTTGATGTACCTGCTACTAACAATATATTATAATAATATGTTTTTTCTATCCAATTCTTAGTAACAGATTGTAAAAATGTTTTAATAAACCTAAATTCATAATCAGTCCAAGTACCAGAGTAATCTATACTTCTATCATCATATACCCAATATTTGTATGTAGTTGCTCCATCAGAATCTGTTAAATAAAATACTGCATAATTTGCATATGCTGTTACGTCTTCATCACCTTCATAACCACTAGGTAATTCTACCCCTGTCCAATCTGTAGCACTTGGATATAATGTTAATGCATTAATTGGTACAGTAGTTGTAAATCTTTTAGCTGTACTTAAATCAAGCCAACTATTATAAATATATCTATCAGTTTGTGAATATTTAGAACTTGCTACACTCACTAACAAATATGGATTATCTAACATGCTACTTACAATATAAGGAGAACCATCACGATTCTGTATATATTTATCCATAGTAAACGTTTCATTACGTGCAATTGTTATTTCATTATTATATACTTTCATTTATTCACCTCCTATATAGCAGTTGCACCTTGTTGTGCAGAAAAGGCCTCATTTTTTATTTGTGATGCATCTCTTTTATTTGTCCTACTTACGTTAGCTGCATGTGTTGCACCATTGCCTTCTGGACCACTGTTTGAACGAGCACCACCGCGATTCTCTTGAGTTTGTGCGATAAGTTCTTGTACTACTTCTGGATTTTCCATTATTAATTTTTCAATTTCAGGAGGCAAATGTTGTTCAGTTTCCTTTATACCTGCCAACGCAATTTTTGATAAAGGATATTGCAAAGAATCCATAGTATTCCAAAATAACTTAAGGGTACGAGGGTCTAACGGGTCACCAAATGCACCCATTGTAAATTTCTCCATAGTCTCTTGCCACATTCCTACTCTATTTTGTGATAAAGTTGAAGCAGAATCACTGTTAAACTGTAAATCGTCTCTGTAGTATATTTCACCATACTTACCTTTATCAAGAAACATGTATTTATTCCACGTTTCCTCAGTTTCAGTACCATCCGGTAAAACTCTTACGAATCTACGACGTTCATCACTAAATGCAAGTAAAAATTTTAATATAAGTTCATACAATCCTGAGAATGCCGCGGCTTTCATTACTCTCAATGACTCAATACGACCTGCACTTTGTAAAGCAGAATATTGTTTAGCTTTTCCTGATGTAGCCGTATTATCTTCTGCACCTTGAAAACTATCTGTTATACCAGATGATGCTTTACCACTATCATAAATCATATTACACATCAACATATCCTGACTAGTATCAGCCATAATTTGTTTACAAGTAACTGATGCTGCTTCTTCAGCGGTTTTAACAGTAACTATTTTAATAGTATCATCAGTATCTGATATGCTAGTATTTTTCTGTTTGGTTAATACAGCACCTGATTTTAAAGTCTTATCTACTGCTTTGGTGAGTATTTTATTAATACTATCTTGCATATCCATAACTATCATTACTTCACTCAAACCATAAATACTATCTACTGAACTTATAGCGGGTCTCGGTATAAATGGTAACTGTGTTATTTGATAAAAAGGTATACTGGTTCCTGCACTTAAAAATACTCTTGAAGAAAATTCATCTTTTTTATCTTCCTCAACATTTTCACCAGCTTCATAAGGATTATAAATCTCTAACAAATCTTTATCAAGTATTTCTTCTTTTGCATTTTCATACTTAAAACTAGTTCCACCACAATTCATACAAACGTCACCAGTAGGATTTACTTCATGACATGTTTGACAAGTACGCAATTTACGTATTTGCCAGTCCTTTTCATTACATATTACTTGTTGACCATATCTTGCCCAACTAAACAATCCGACTATATGATTCTCGTTCAAATAATAACAAGATATAACTTCGACGTTGTTGCCTTCTTCGGATATAGGTAAAATCACTCTGTCGTACAAGTCGTAAATCTTACTTACTGATATTTTTTTAATCTCAAATATGTACTCCAATTGTTTATAATCAGATACTCCGGGTTGTGGTATAATCTGGTCTACTGTACAAAAATCAATCTTAACATTTCCACTCCTTTCATGTGTATTATCAAGGGAATCCCACCAAGCCTTGTACCAACCAGTGCCATCAATGTATGTAGAACGTTCGCTTTTGTCATTCACAAATTTAGTCATGATTCGGTCTACCTCAAATTTTAGGTAATTCTCAGTTATACTTACCAGAGGTAAATCACTCTTGTAACGAGGCTGTATCTTAGGCATTGGTATTCCGTTATCGACTTTACTTTCGATAATCTCAAATGCCATTTTCCTAAGTTGTTTAGTCTCTCTCGTACACTCTTGTCCATCTTTGTCTAAACCTCTAAGTGTTCCAAGATATGCCTTGCGCCATTTCGATAAATTTTCAGGTTTACATTGTTCACATACATCATGTGCATTTTTAGCAATATTAAACAACATGATAAACTTAGCTAATAGCTCGTTTTCTTTGTCAGTATTTACATACAATTCACTAGTATTTTGTTGTAAATACAAGTCTATTCTGTTTGGTTTTTTAGACATATTACACCTCCATTCATTAATATTATATGAATAAAAATTAAAACTTATTACAAATCAGCCCACTCTAAAGGTGCTCCATATATTCTTATGAACTCCTCTTGTTCTCGGTCTTTCATCTTATTAAAGTCCTCCCACATATCAGGATACCATTTGCTAAACCTCAAATATCTTCTATCAGGTATAGCAACTTCACCAGTTATCATCTTAATAATACGTGATAACGCCTGCGTACAACAGTCGACCATATCATCATGTTTTGCAAATGGGAATCGTGATAGCTGAAGTATAAAGCGTTTATGTGGCAATATTAACTCGTTAGCATCCCACTCAATCTCGTCACCTTCTAAAGCACTAAAATCCTCAGGTATGTATACACATCTGGTAGATACAAAAGGTGATACTGCTTGTGCACGAGAGTATTTTCCGCCTAACGGATTAACTGCTACAATAGGAGGCATATTCTCACCATATCTTAAACTATCTATAATAGCTGGTCCATTGGCTTTGTCTTCTATAACCAACTCATCAATCTCAGGAAACTCAGCAGCGAATTTGCGTATTCTTTCACAAGTCTCAACGAAACCCATGCGTTTGTTAACAAGCTTGTATAAGTATATGCCATTTTGTCGTAGACCCCAAAGCTCTATAGCAACCATGTCTGAAGTCTCAGTTTTCTTAAAGGAAGCATCTACGGACAGGCATGTAAACTCGAAGTCGCTAATTGACACGTCCTTGCGTTTATATAACTGCCACCACCGGTCATCGAACAAGTTGCCGTTCTGAGCCGACGGATGTCCTTGGTACAGTGCATTCCAGGTATGTTCTCCCTCGCCAGCGCATACGAGTAGTTTTTTACTCTTAAGCCAGGTGTTGTCGTTGCGTATTCTATCACTCAAGTTATTATCACCGAGGTGTGGTCCCATCAGAGAGTCTCCAAGGCGTCTGCCTAACGGGTCTTCTGATATGTCCTCACACTCACAAGGTAAGTTAATGCTTTTGTATATGAACTCTCCCCAGTTAGCCTCTATGTATCCTACGACGTCATTCTCAACCCATCGAGTCTGTATTACGATAAGTTTGCCACCTGGATGTATACGACTCTGTACAGATGGTCCCATCTCGTTGTGTATCTTAGCAAGTATTACCTCTGACTCAGCAGCTTCCTTATTTTTTATCGGGTCATCTATTATAAATAACTCTGCACCGTAACCGGTAATGCCTCCTTTAAGTCCTGCAGCTCTACAACGTCCGCCGTCCTTAGTTTCCCATAGTGCAACGCCTTGCACGTTCTTGTTTTCTTCTACTCCGAACACTGCTTTACTATATGCATTGTACTTATCTCTATTGCGTCTGCTAAAGCTTTCTGCAAAAGTGCCTTCATATGCTGCAATGATGACGTTACCATCAGGGTGCATTCCAAGGTACCATGCAGGTAATGTCTCAGTCACTGTAAAACTCTTTCCATGTCTCGGCGGTACTGACAATAGTAATATGTCCATAGCTTTGTTTGATGGTGTATCAAGGAATAGCTGTACTTCATTGCATAAGTAGCGATGGAACTTCGTCATGCAAAAGCCCGGATTAGCGACCGTCACAAAAGTGCCATAGTCTTTCCTGCACTTGCGACGAAGTATCTCGCCATCTAAAGTGTTGTGGTATATCGGAGATGTCTCGGTAGTCATAGTCTTTTTCCTCCTTTCTTACAAAGTGTGTATATGACCACGTATGGAGCAGTGATGTAGCCTAGTATCATAGCGGTTATCGCACGTATTATTTTACTCATAATATGTTCCCTCGTTATCATAATATGTTCTGGTCATTGTAGTGCCATCCATCTCTATGCAGTAATAACCTGTCAGATGTATTGTACGGTAGTCATTGTACCACTCGTCGTCATTGCCCCATGTAATGCATGCTATCCACTCGTCTACATAGTAGTCAGTGTACACGTATACAATGCAGGCATAGATGTAGTCGTATGACAAGTCTGTAGTAGCAGAGATAACCGGCTCAATATCAACTACTCGGTACGCTATCACGTCAACGCCATCGTAGCAGGTTTTAGTTAATGCCTCTTGTGTGCATAAGTCTTGTGGACTGCTATACTCTCTGTTCATAAGTATTCCGTGGTTGACAAGTATGCAAATTATGCCGAATAATATTATGCATGCGAGTGCTGCTGCGATTAGTTTAAGTCGTTTCATCAGGCACCTCTACAATATGTTCTTGTGGCGATAGCGCAGCGGCATTGGCTATGTCAGAGTCTTTAGCTCGTTGTATGCTTGCTTCTATGCGATGTTGATGTAGTAGCTCAAGCTCTTCGTCCTTTAGTTGTTCGTAAGGGTTACTTATCATAGCATCTACCTTACTCTCGTCAATAGGTTTAGCACCGACAGTGTCTCTTACAAATATAGCTGATGATGTATCGAACCTTGCTTTCACAATTTGACATTGCATTATCATTTCCAGTTCAGTCGGTTCACGTGTTTCTTCGCCTGGTTTAGTTATTGATGCGATGTCTGATTTCAGTTTGTTGTAAGAATAGTCACAAATTAGGCCTTCTAACGTCGGTTCGCCATTTTTATCTAAATTTGTGAACGGTTTAACGGCGGGATTCTGCATTATGGCATATCCTACAGCTTTCCATGCTTGACGCATATATTTGGGGTCTGAAAATAGATTAGCCATTTCCTTACTATCTCTTTTTTCTAAGTTATTCATTTTATCAACTCCTTTATTATATTATATGAAATTTTTAAAATTTTATTTTACGTAAAATGTTTATAATTTTGTACAGTGAGTGATTTTAATATAGTTCAAAAATAGTTGAGGGATACTGAGGCATGTATAAAATTAACCGATTAGAGAGATATCCGACATATCCTTTTTTTCAATATGATTCAAAACTAAATGATTATAAGAGAGATGAAAAATCCCGAATATCTGAAATCTTTTATCAGATATTATGACCATTATATGAACTGAATATGAATAGAATATATCATGAGAATATGAACAACTTATGAACATTATATGACCCAATTCATTATGAAAATTAAGAGTGAAATTCTCTGAGGGTCGAAAGGATTATATCATGAAAAACTTTATTCAAACATCAAAGACCTCCAAGACCGGCTTCGAATTATTGACCATCGACGACAATAATATTGAGACAATTATACCAATCAATGACCAACCCAAGAACGAACCAAAAACCCTTATTCTTCCAGAAAATTCCTCGAATAGAAAATATTTCAATACCGACAAAATCATCAAGAATAATGGAAAAATCGAACTGACCTACAAAGAGACTATCAACATTGACCGAGAAAATCCAAAATCTTCAAAGACCATTAAGAAACTTGAAGATTATCTCAACCCCGAAGATAGAGAGACTTTCGATAAACTTATCAAGAAAGCCCAAGAGAATAAGAAACTTGAAGAGACCAAGACTCCTCAGAAGAAACTCGAAGAGAAAATTGCAAAGATGATGACCGAACTCGAAGAAATGAAAAATTCCAAGAAATCCAAATAATTCCAAATAATACAGAAATATTGACCTCTGAGAAAATCAGAAAATCAGAGGTCAATTTCCAATAAAAGTAAATAAGGTGGTGATGCTTATGATTGTATTTAATATTTACTAATCATCACCAAATATCAAAAAATTTAAAATGTATATTTCCAGATATACAACACACAACAATATATTATGAAAGGTATACTATAATGAAAAAAGTAAATTACGAGAATATTAAAGCTACTCAAAGAATACGTTTTAGTTCACAGAATGTACCAATAAATCTTGATAGAGGTGATAGAAACACCATGGCACTTCTATTGTCAGATATAGATATCATAAACAACAATACTATTGAAGGCGAATATATAGACGTATTCACTTTACTCAGATATTTACAATTCTTAGACTATGGTCAGGTAAGTACACCGATGATACAAATAGAATGCGAGTGGAATGCAATGGTTACATTATTGAAAGGAAACAAATAACATAAAATACAAATACAACTTCAAAAACTGCGAACAACTTGTCAATAAGAAAGTAAATTTTATATCGTGGCAAGGTGCATTTGATGAACCGATGACCGGCATCGATAATACTATCCTGAACAAGATTACTATCGTAGACGAATTTACTCTTGAAGGCATCTTTGAAGACATTCTCGACTTCATTATGGAACTCTACAACAATATGTCTCACATAGCAATATTAGATGATGACGAATACGTATATGCGGAAGGCATACTTGAAGACTGGGAAGCTCAAATATACCTGGAAGACTAAGTAAAAGGTATAATAAGTAAATAAGGAGGTGATGCCTATGAGATAGTCACAATAATCCTGATGCGTAACCTCCTCAGTTCTCCAAATAGTTATAAATATATTACGAAAGTAGGAATACAAAATGACAGACTTACAAAAGATGAAGTTGTTCTACATATCGCTTGCTGCAATAATGATACTGCTCGCGGTAATTATAATAGTCGTAACGTTCTGCGGCTAAGAAAGGTTATGTAATGGAAAAATACTACACGTCAAAAGATTGCTGTCGTACAATGTATGATGCTGCGCCTACAAAAGATGGCACTAATGAAGGCCTTATATGCGTAATCAACGTGAAGTACCTCAAGGACGGTTACAAGAGTCCTGAATACCAGCTGTTCAGGGTTGAAGGTGGCTTCGGAGCTAGTCCTGATAATAATGGTAATTGTACAATAGGTACATTTTGTGCTGACGGTGAGCATGGACGATGGGAAAAACATGGTTTCATTGGCGTAGGTGATAATAATATACAACGTATCGGTAATCAGATGCTAAAAGAAGTAAAAAAGTTATAAAAATGAGTAAAAATACCTTAATTTTATCATTATCGTTAATTTCTTGAATCTTTTTATAAAAAAATGAGGCCCCCCCTGATAATAAAATCAAAATTATCATTATCGTTAAGCATATTGATATCTAAGTACATTTTTTTGAAAAAGTAATAATATATGGTATATATATATATATTATATATATATATTAATAATTATATTATAGGGCCCCGCCTCATTTTTATTCTATATAAATTTCAAAATCAATGATAATGATAATTTGAATATGTTAAAATCAAAGAAAGGAATAAAATACCATGGAAACTAAACTATACGCATTAAAAATCGGAGACAACAATGACTCGTCATTCAAAACCACAATAGCCATACGCCTTACCTCCGAAGAATATGACATCTTTGTAAACGGCGGATACGACGACGGAACTGAAGAAGCCTTTGACAGAATATGTAACAGAATTGGTCATGAAAACATTCTGCCAAGAAGTTGGTACATCGCATCAGGCTTAAAAGAAGTAAGATTTGAGGAACTATCATCAGCATTAATAGGAATAATGTACAACAATTATGAAACAACAGACAAGTGTGGTCACGATGTTATCGGAGATTATACAATAGATACTTGTTTTACTCATGACCAAGGGTATGAAACGGCTATTTATAAAAGTTGTTGGAATATGGCTATTGTAGAACGATATGACAACAACATAGATGCAACAGCAGGTCATGCTAAATGGTGCGAATATTGTAAGACCAATCCCGAAAAAGCTTATTCGGTGCAATTTGATGAATATATAACATTGTAGAAAGGAATAACAATGGAACATACAGTAACATTAAACATTCCACGTTTAGGTGATACTCAAGACTTCTCAATTGTAACAAAAACTAACCGTAAAGACAAATACGTTTGCAGCACATGGGAAGGCGATGGATTGGGAAACAAAGGAAACTGGAACATAATTCGCGTATATGATACAATGGAATATGTTGCAATAAAAGCATAAGAAAGGATAAAGAAATGAAAACCGTAACAATAAACGTACTAAACACATCATTCACATATCAGATTATGAAGTACGAAGACATTAAACACTTACACCTTCGCTACATCGGACAGACTACCACATATAACTTGTACGAGGACACTATGTGCGAGAATGCGTTCTACGCCTGTGAGATACTTGATGAAAGGACATTGCTATGAACACATTAACATATGAAGAACAGGTACAAGAACTAATCGACAAGGAAGTTAGCTATTGTCATACGCAGACTGACTACAAGCTTATTGTAAGACATAACAAGAACAAGTACAGCTTTGATACATACCAGCGTTATCATGTAGATGACACAATGGCATACGTCGTGATGACGGCCGCAAACAAGGTGTTAAAAGAAAGGGGTTATATCGCAAACACACAAGGATACTATGACACTAATTGCCAGATAAGACAATAGAGTCTACGGTTCATATAGTTACAATGATTTTTAAGGAGGTATTATAATGGATAAATATAAACATAAAGGACGTAACCATGAACTATTCCATGAAGGCTGCAGACACTATATTAAAAGAAAGGAAATACAAAGCTAATGAACAAGGATACTATGGATATACATGAATTATCGAAAAACATGTTGGCATTCAGGGTTAAACACAATTTATCACAAGACACATTTGCTACTCTTGTAAGAATTAGTAGAACACACCTTAATCACATTGAGAACGAAACTACTAAGCCATCACTTAAAACTTATATGATTATACAAAACGTGATGGATACTTATGGAAAGGAGGAACCTATGGAACCTATGGAATCTATAAAAATTTGTGAACTTGGTTTAGATATTACTGCCTTTAGAGAAAAACATCAGATGAATGTACTTGATTTTGCTAACTTGGCAAATACTTATGATTATGTTATAGAAGATATTGAGAATGGTACAACACAATGGCCTCCACCAAGATTAACTAAAAGAGTACTAAAAGTTATAACTACCTATGGATTAAAGAATATACATGCATCGTTTACAATAAGTGATATACAAAGTGGCGATGTAATAGTATTTGAAGATACTAGTGCATACACAGAATTTCCTGATGTAGCAATAGTACAAAAAGAATTAAAGGCTATAGTGTATACCTATTGTACAATGTCGCTATACAATTTAACTACAGACTTTAAAGTATTTAATACTACTTTAAGAATAAAAGAAATATGGAGACCCATAGAAAGTGCACAATGTAGTTATAGTCCAATGTATTATGAAGATGGTACATTAATGTACAAATATGAAGTAAAACATATGACACTTAAAGATATTGAAGAAGCACTTGGTTATGAAGTCATACTCATAGACGAAGATACTGCAAAAGATATCGAGGTAGACTGATGGCACTTACTATATACAGTATAATAATGGTAACAATAATTGCTATAATAACTTTTGTTATAGCTTGGGCATTGTACAAACATGATACAAGGAGGAAGTAAATGAACTTTATAAAAAACAAATACTATATGCGTGTAGAAAAGAAAAAAGCAAGACGTTTATTTAATGAAGGTATTGAGTTAACTGTAATACCTTGTAAATTAGATGTACTTAAATCATGGTTAACTATACGTATGATAAAAAATAAATGGAAAAACAACGAAACATTTGATGAATATACTCAAAGATTTACTAAAGAACTTTGTAATAATTCCAATGGATACTACTTAAGTTATTATATTAAAGGAGGAAATGAAGATGTTTAAATGTAATCTTTTGGTTTGTAAAGAATATGGAGCATTCTCTTGTTGGACTAAGCTTCATAGTGGTTCACGTAAATCTTGTATAAAATATGTTAAGAAGAAAAAGTTAAAAGAATGGTGTATTATAAGTGCTGAAACAGGAGCAGTATTGTACGACAATGACCATTCAGATGGATTGTTAGTATAAAATAATAAAATAAAGGAAGGTACACAAAAGATGAAGACGTTGAGAAGTTATTGTAACCAAAAAGGGTCGTATCAGGATAGCACTGGCCAATGCGTGATTGAACTAGAGGAAGGCGATGATGCTGACGCTATAATCAAGGACTATTTAAAAAAACGTGCATGGTACGAGATGTCTTACTCACAACCACGTAGATGTAAAGAATATTCTTTTATAAGTTGGGATGGAGTTAAGCAAGTTTATGAAGGTGACTTAATTGTATTCAACACACATCGTGAATATTTAGATTAGAAAGGAGGAATAAAATGAACTACGATGAGGAAATTGCAAGAAGAATTATTGTAACTAAAGCTGATGAAACTTATGCATATTATTATGATGATAAAGATACTGCTTTAGCTGATAGAAAATTATTTGTAAACAATTTAGGAGTACTATTATCACAAACAAGAGAAGACATATTATCTATGCGACTTGATGACCACGATATTGTAAGTATATTCTATAAAAATAGTGATTATGTTGACCATGTTAATGTGCATATGGATTCGTATATGGCTATAGTACGAGATATTACTAAAAATATATAATAAGGAGAAGGATTATGAAAATTAAAAATGTAGAAGAATTTGTTGAGAAGTTTAAAGAAGTAAACTTAATGTTACAAGAACTTGATACGTATTGTACTGAAAGTGAGCTTGATGAGCGTATTCAATTCTGTGACCAATATGTAGGTACGGGGCCTGCTAAAATACATGTATATACCGGTATTAAAGCATTGGCTAAACACTTAGGTGTTGAAGAAGTATTTACTGAAAAACGTGATGATAATACTTATCCTACGGTAAAATATTTTGACCTTAATGGAGTTCATTACTTTGAATTAATGACTCCTGATAAATGTGTTTATGAGGTTGAAGAATGAGTATTGAACAAATGAGAGAAGCATTAAAAAATGCTAAGAAATACCAACAAGCTGCTAAATGGATACATCGCGTAGATGGTATGTCTGATAATCAAGTCATCGCAGTGTATTACAAAATGAGGGACCTTAATGAATTATAATGTATTACGAAAGGTAAATAAAATTTCAAAGTGAAATAATTTTAAAAAAATTGAATATATTATAATAAGGTTAAAAATAATAACCAAAATATCGAAAATATGAAAGGAAATACTATGAAAGAAAAAATTGAAACCGTTGATGTAGGTGAAAACCCATTCGACACAAATGCAGTACTGGCAAAGATTATCGTCGATAATGACGGAAACTATCACGTCATTGATAAGGACGGAACTGAGGGACCTGTATGTAAGCTGGTTGACGATGGTAAGACTATTGCTCTCACTAAAAATGCAGCAAACAGACAATGGTTCAACCTTAAGAAAGCCGAGACTCTTATCTCAGAGCAAGGCTCAGTAACTCTTACGTTCAAAGAAAGTAAAAAGCTTGGCGAACGCAGTACTACAATACCTAATACCAAGCTTATAAGCTACTTGTCAGAGGAACTTCAGGCTGAGTATAAGACTATAATGGATAAGGCACTTGAGGCATACAATGCTGATAAGAAAAAGCCGATGACTGAAATCGAAAAACTTGAGGCTAAGATTGCTAAGGCAAAAGCTGAACTCGAAAAACTTACAGCAACAAAGGAGGAAAACTAATATGGCAAAACAGGTGGTTGATTATATTACCGAAGAGGATTATCCGAGATATCAGGAACTCCTCGAAATGGCTACTGCTGCGAAGGCTGCCGCTCCTAAGGCGCCTCGTACAAGAGCTCCTATGACTGCTGAAGCTAAAATAAAAGCTCAGCAAAGTCGCTTAGATAAAGCAAAAGCTGCACTTGATGCATTGCTTGCTACACAAAAATAAAAACTAATACAGACCGGCTAATTTAATACTAGTCGGTCTGTCTTAAAAAACATTATATAAATATATTTATAAATAATGAAAGGACTTTTAAAATGTCAGAGTTTTTTAAAAAGTATCCGAAAGTTACAGATAAAGTAATACACTTTACTAGAACGGATATTAATCGTAATTTGATTGAGGCTTGGAAACGTAATGAACAAGGTGAAATGATAGAAGTGACACAAGAGGATATTCTACGCAATGAGATTAAGGCCGTAAACGATGAGTTACTTTCATTACAATATAAATCTCATGAACGTATAATGTTTCCTATTTGTCCTGACAATTGTCCTAATTATTTTACTCGTCTGACTAACGATGGCATAATATGTATATGTACAAAGCTTAAAAGACGATATGATAGTACTGACAAACACGCAATATCTTGTAATTGTCCATTGACTAAAATGGAAAAATACAAAATGTTAAAAGAAGAGGAATACTATAAAAATGATAATCAGTGTTTACCTACATGAAAATGTACTTAATACTTTAACTTGTTTCGGTGACTTATCTGAAGTAACTGATAGAGTACTTAAAGAATTTTATGAACATAAAGTAGACTTTTATAATGCTCCTAAATGTCCTGATAGAAGTCTTTGTAAAAGAGTTACTATAAATATTACATATCTTCCCTACTTAAATGAAATAGAAGCAGAAGGTATAAAAAACAAAAACTTGTCATTATCGAGAATACTTACATATTTTGCAGATAATGAATACTATAATACTTATGAATGGAGTATACCTGATACTAAGATATTAAATGATAAGTTAGCAATATTGTTAGACCTACATAAGCTTAGAACTATTGCTATAAAATTAAATAATCTGAATGTATTACACTCAGAGGATTTGTTGAAAATAATAGAAAGGATAGAAAAAAGCTATGAATAATGTATTAACACAAATAGTGCAAGACATACCTATGGACGTTGATAATGAAACCATATATGCTATATTGACTGAATCTTTATCTGTAGTTGATACGTTATATTCGTACATTGTATATAGTTGTACGAATGATTGTGATTTTTACAGAATTAAATACATGATTAGCGAAACCTCTGAATATAATACTATTAATGCTAATGAAGCTGCTATAGACATATATTCATTAATATTGAAAGATAAACTTAATGCTATACCTAAAAAAGTATTAGGTTACAAACAACCAAACATAGACATATTCATAGTAATATTAGACCCTTTAGTTTGTAAATTGTCATCAAAAATGCACAAATCATGGGGAAATTATTATGATTACGATGACTTATGTCAAATGTGCAGACTTACTATAATAGAGCTTATGGATAAAGGCTATTACATACATCGTTCATTAGTACAAAAAGCTTTTACAAATTACGTTTTATGTAGTTTAAGAAAAGAACGTGGAAAACCAGTTATGATAAACTTCGGCGATTCTGCATATGGTAATGGAAGTTCTGATTGCGATATGGATAAATTAACTATTGCAGATATTGTACCTGACACAGATGAACTACTTATCAGAGAAGATGAGTTAGATAGAGAAGTTGAAGCTTTAATAATGTCTGAAGTACGAGACTTAATTATTGATATGATAGGCAAAAGACAATATGAAGAATTGCTCAGAGAATACGGAACAAATAACACTACCAGTTGGTCACGAAGAACGTTACAAAAAATAAAGAGTCAGTTTTCACAAGAAGGATTAACCAAAAATAAATTTATAGAAAAATATCACGGAGGTAGAAATGTCACATAGTAACAGTTCGTTAAACACATTCGCAACATGCATGATGCTTTATAATCATCAGTATTTATTGCACACTGAGGTAGCTCATAAACCAAATTATCATTTCATGTTTGGTACAATGGCACATGAAGTGCTTGAGAAGGCTGGTAGACTTCGTGATGAATACTCAGATGGCGTAAGTGAAGAAAAGTATTATGATATTATTCCGTCAGAAGTATTATACTCAGATTTAAAACAAGAATTTCAGATAAGCAGTTGGACGTCATATTTTACGGAAGTCATAAAACAAGTTGCTAAATATGAAAGTCAATGTATAATTGAGTTGTTTGGAGACCCTGTAAAATGTTCAATAGATGATTCTTTGCAAATATTCCGAGAGAAAAAATTATGCATTACAGTAGATGATTTAAAAGCACACAATATATACAATATAAAACAATCCATTGTAGGCGTAGTAGATTTTCTTGCAATAAGTAAAACTCACGCTTACATCATAGATTACAAATTCAGCACTAGTAGAAAAACACAAGACGATTTTGATATAAACAGTCAATTGCCACTATATGCTTTAATGGTACATTATATATACGGAATACCTTTGCACAATATAAAATATGGATACATTGATATTCCTAAAAAATCGTTTGATACTCCTACTGTATTAAGTAATGGTACATTATCAAGAAGTAAAGCACAAAACGTATCTGCCGAATTTTATGAAAAATGTGTAAAAGCTATACATGGCGAAGATGATGAAAAGTTTAATTGTAAAAAAGACGGCTATTATTATGATGCCTATTGTAATCTTCTACTCAATAAAGCGGCATATTTAAGTACACAATACTTAGATGAATCCGCCGTCAAAGGTATTACTTCAGATTTGTTTGATGCAGCAGCAATGATTGACTATATGATAGAGCATCAAATGAAATTCATTAAGAAGTATAGTGCTTATACTTGTAAAGGATGCGATTATTTACCTGTATGTAAACCTTGGTTGGAGGTAGATTTTGATGGAGATAATTAAAACACCTCAACAAATGTTTAGGGACGGTTGGTGTACTGATTGTTTAGCTAACTACAAAGATTGTGTAATGAATAATAGATGTCAAGGCTGTATTGCACAAGAAGGTTACTCAAGTGATTTAAATATAATTGTTGAACCAAATCGACAACAAGAATACACAAGTAATTCAAATACACTTATTAAGCCAAATAGACATGTAGCTTCTATTAAAACAAAAGATGAAAAGGATAGTGATAAATATTAAGTGTTATAATAAAAAGATGAAGGCTAAAAAGAAACGTTTAAGTTATGAAGATGTACGACAAGAATATCTTAAAAAGTTCAATGCATTCCCGATACCAATGCCGGTAGCAGAAAGGAAAAATTATGACAAGAACAGAGCTATTAAAAAAAGCAAAGCCGATAATATTTGACACTGAAAGCGTTAGGGCGATACATGATGGGCGAAAGACGGCGACGAGACAAGTTATAAAGCCACAGCCTGAATTTGCTCAGTCGTATGAGTATGGTGGCAAAGTGCTGTATGAGGGCGAAAATAGAACTTGGTGTTATAAAGGTAATGTTTCACCTAATTCATGGAACGAGATTAATTGGATATTACAATTTGCAAAATACCAAGTGGGCGATATCTTATATGTTAAGGAAACTTGGGGAAATTATAGTAATGACTATCCTGAAAGTAATGCCGTTTATGATATGTATCGTGCAGATTATTCAAATGATGCAAAAGGTTATTGGTATGAACCTGAACATATAAACTGGTGCGGTTTTCCTCGTTGGCGTTCGCCGTCAACAATGCCCAAAGAAGCAGCAAGAATATTCCTGCAAGTTACAGGGGCAACGATTGAGCGGTTGCAGGATATTACACCTGCGGATTGTCATAAAGAGGGTGTTATGAATGACATTTGTTCTGAATGTTTACAGATAGCAGATTGTAGACCGCAAAGCGATGTTGATGTTTTTTGCGGTGGGTTTGAAATTATAACCGAAATGTTTGCCGATTTGTGGGATAGCACCGTTAACAAAGCAGACCTCGACAAATATGGGTGGGACGCAAATCCCTATGTGTGGGTTTATGAATTTGAAAGGGTGGAGGTAGAGGAATGACAGCACAAGATATGAATGCTAAAAAGAAACAATTAAATTACGAAGATATACGAATAGAATATCTTAAAAAATTCAATGTATTACCACAAGAACAAAAAGATAAAATAATTGCAGAACAAAAAGATAAAATAATTGCAAAATATAACGAAAGGAGTAAAATAAAATGATTAATAAAATAAAAATAATGTTTAAATTTAAAAAACAAGACTGGAAACATATATTGTGGCTTTCTAAAATTGCATGCGTTTCACTATTTAAAGGAAAATTTAATGACTTTAAAGAAGCTTTGCTCTGGATTAATATACATTTTTCATACAGTTCTAAACCGATTGAAAGTAACAAAACGATAGAGGAGATTAAGAAATGACAAACGAAGAAGCAATTAAAAGAATTGACAATGTTTTATCTTCTACGTATAACTATGATGAATCATTAGGTTATCAGTTGACATCTGATGATTTTGAGTGGTTAGAGAAGGCAAAGGCGACTTTTGAAAAACAGATACCAAAGAAACCTGTGTGGCATAAATATGCGTTACGTTGCAGTTGTTGTGATACTCAGATTATGCGAGGTTCACACTGTTATGGCTGCGGTCAAGCAATAGATTGGTCGGAGGAGGTGGAGGAATGACTTGTGAGGAATGCCCAAAAGGAGTAACTAAAACAATACTCGGGAATGGCATAACAGAACCGCCATATGTTACTGTGATTAAATGTCCGTTTGATGATAAATTTTATAAAAATCTTGATGATGAGTGCTGTCATCAAATAGATTTAAAGGAAACGATAAAAGAAATGATGGAAGAAAAGGATGTAGAGGAACAAAAATGACAAATGAAGAAATAAAATTTATAGAAGAAGAATACCCCTTGTTTAAAGAGTTTATAGAATTTTGTAAACAGCACGATTGCGAAGTTGTGATAGTGCCTAAGGAAGAGGCTCTTACTTATGATGAGTTATTTGGTAAAAGAATAGTAAATAAGGAGGAAAAGAAAATGAAAAATTTTAAGGAACTACTTACAGATTGGGTATATGTGGAAACAAAAGACGGTAATGTAGGCATTGTTAATGCAAAGCTTGATGGGATTTCCTTTAAAAGTAGGGCATTCGCAGAAACAACATCATACGATAACGAACTAAAAGATACTGACTCAAGTGATATGACTGTTATGAAAATATATGAACCACAAAATATACGTCAGTGCGACTTTGATTCGTATATAAACGGCAAACTAATATTTGACCGCAACAGAGACTGCCCCGACAAGCCTAAATTCAACAAAGAAGAAATTGAAAAGTTGAAAGCTATTAAGACGGTACTTGGAAAACAATTTATATATGTTGCACGAGATAAAAATAATGATTTATACACATACAGCGTTAATCCGATACTTGCAACTAATAATAAGTGGTGTGCAAATCTTTATACGGACTATGAATCAAGACAAATAGCAGAATTAAATTATGACTTCATCACATTTGAAAATAGCCCCGTTAATATTGAAGAGGCGATAAAGGAATATGAGAAGTGGTAACATGATTAAATTTAATATAAACTACCCGTGTGATTTAAAAAACTCAAAGAAAAGGCGTATAAGAAAAAAGGGAATACTAAAACTCATACGTAAAAACGCAAAAAGAAACGAACCTATTTCACAAGTGTGGATTGACGATTTAAACTGGACTATGAGAATTTTGAAAGGAGAAACAAAATGACGAAACTAAAAGAACAGTACACTTACAAAACAGCTGTAGAGCTTATGCGGTTAGGAATTAAGATGGTGCGTGCAAGCAAGAATTTAGGCATGAGATACATCTACATGGAGGGCGGTCACGCAAGAGTTGAGCCGAGCGGTCTGCTATATGTTCCGACCAAAGCGGACAAAAAGGCTAAAGATTGGGAGATTGTTGAGGAAAATGATGAAAAGTCTGTTTAACTTTTATCTTGAAGATGATGTAAAAATTAAAATACAAGATAAACTTATACGTTTAAATGGTGAAAAACAAAAAGGACAAGTTGCCGCATTAATAAGAGTATTGTTGAAACAGTTTCTTGCAACTGCCGATGAAAATACGAAAATTGAATTGTTAAATGCAATAGATGCAGAGTATGAAACGTCTGCAAAATTAAATAAAAGGAGTAAATTATAATGCAAAGACTTAAACCTATCAAAAAGTATTCAACACAATCATCACTTGAGAGAGATTTAAAGTATTATAAAAATATACTCGGTCTTGATAGTTGGATAATAACCATTAAGCAAGGTGTAATTGAAAGCGATATCCTAGGTAATTGTAAATCAAATTCGCAATTAAAATGTGCTAAAATTACTTTACAAAAAGACATCAATTCTGACGAATATATATCACGAAGTTATTATCAGGAACTTACTCTTGTACACGAACTTCTCCATTGTATAATGCCTCTTGCAGATAATGAAACTTATGAATCTATGATGCTTAAAGAACAACAACATACTTTGATAGAAGATATGGCTAAAGCAATAGTTTTGGCAAGATATAACCTACCATTGAGTTGGATGGAAAATGTTAAGGAGGTAACTACGGATGTTGACGTTAAATGAACGTTTTGAATATCTTGCTTATATTTTAGATTTATTACAAGATACTGCATCTACAAATGAAAAACGTGAAATAATAGATGTAATACTGCCTGAGGTAAAAGCGGACTTTGATACGTGTATATCTATATTATCTGGTGAAATAAAATTTGGATATAAGTATGAATTTCATGACTTGTATTTAAGTTTTAATAGTTATTTTGATAATAATGAACATACAATTACAGATGTATTTAATTATTTGTTAGAACCAATAACACAAAAAGATTTAAGTATGGATAATATAAAATTACATGTACAAAAAACTTTAACTTGGTGTAATTTTCTTGAACCTATAATAAATCGTACAATGAAGATTGGAATTGGTAAAAGTGTATTACCAAGTTCTGATATATCTGCAATGCTTGCTAAAAAGTTTGAGTTGGATAGATTACCAAGTCTGGATACGAACGGTTATTATTTAACTGAAAAATTAGATGGTAACAGATGTATTGCAAGATTTAATGGTACTAAATGGGTGTTTACTTCACGTAACGGAAAACTTATGCATGTAGATTTTAATATGGGCGGTATGCCTAAACATTACGTTTACGATGGTGAAGTATTATCAATAGCACAAAGTAAAAGGTCTAATGAAATATATAAACATATTGTAACAAATGCATATATATCTGACTCAACGCCTAACGCTTTTAGTTCAACATCAGGCTTAATAAATAGACATACTACGAACAAAAAACTAGTGTACAATATATTTGATTTGATGTTACCTTCTTTTAAATATCATGAACGTCGTTATATGCTTAATGCAATATGTCCAGAATCAAGCGATATAAGAATATTGCCAATAATAGGATTTGTAGATAAACTATCTAATTTAGGCGATGCATGTTATGATTTATTAAATACTATTACTAATAAAGGTGCGGAAGGTGTAATGATAAATCTTGGAAGCGCGTATTACGAACATAAACGAACTAATTCATTGTTAAAATTCAAAAAAGTAAATACAATGGATATGTTAGTATATGATATTATAGAAGGAGGTGGTAAATATGAAAACATGGTAGGAGCTTTAATTGCGGAAACATTTAGAGAAGATGGTACTACTGTTATATGTAAAATCGGAAGTGGTTTATCAGATGACCAACGTTTAGATTGGATGTTACATCCTGAAAAAATAGTAAACAAAATTGTAGAAGTTTCATATTTTGAACTTTGTCAATCAAAAGAAAGTTCTGATAGCAATACGTATTCATTACGTTTTCCAAGATTAAAAGGTTTACGCAAAGAAAAAACAGAAACAAGCGAATTCTAAAAGGAGAATTTAAATGGAGGAATTTGAAAAAAGTATTGAAACCATAAAAAAGGATAAAATACTTGCAAGAGTAGAATATGCTGTTATGCAATTTGAAGATAATAACATTGAATATCATATTAAAAACTTAAGTTCAGGACATATACATGCATATTCTAAAACTACAGGTAAATTATTTCAGTTTTGGGCAGGTACTGGAAAAATTCTTGGTAGTGAATTAAGAGGCATACATAACCTTATAGAAATGTTAAAATAGTAGGAATATTATATGAAAAAGACTGCAGAATTCCTACGATTAAAAAGTGACATATATGTTTTAAAATCTCATAAAGCAGACATAAAAACATATATGAATATTTGTAAAGCACAAGTACATTCTTATAAACACGGTCTTGAATATGATGAAAAATTTATAGTAAAAGACTCAAGTGGAAAATATATTGAGCTTATGTATTGGCAATCAAGTTATAAGCTTTTAAAAAAGTTAATATGTGAGGCAAAATGGTTACTTATACTCGATACCATATTCGGATATGACGAGGAGGTTGATACAGGTATTACAAATATGAAAGGAAATAAACATGACTATTAAAGAAGCAAGAAAACCAAATTCACACGTAGTAATAGCTTGTAAAACTAAAAAAGAAGCTAAAATATTAATACAAGCAAATAGTATATTGTATCCAAATATAAATAATCCTTATTCAGGTATGACTTATTTTGGTTTTACTGAAGGAAAAACTTATTATAGTACTACTAGTATAGAGGGCGTAATATACATATCAGATAAACAAACGTTTATAGATAAAGGAGAAATTATTTACGATTTTGAAGATATTACTGATATTAATGATTACAAAGAGTCAAAAACGGACTTATTATTAAAGTTTTCCGCATCATTACTCTATATAACTATTTTATCAAATTTAATTGTGAAAATTATAGATAAAAATAGTAATGGAATAATTGTTACTATGGCAATACTGTTTTTTGCTTTTACTTTTTCTAATAGTTTACATCGAAACTTTATTGAAAAGCTTAAATATTTTGGAATATCGTTTATTATACTTTTTATTTTATTAATAATTTTCATTGGTTTAACTTATATTATATGGTTGTAATTTAATACGATTGATTTTAATATATAATAATTTGATGATATATAAATATATGATTGATGATATATTGACCAAATATTATATATTAAAATCTAAATATAATGGTTATAATTTTATTATAATTGAATATATTATAATAGAATGAAAATTCAAATAACGAGAAAAGAGGTAACGTATATGGCTAAAAAAACAATGGTAGAAGTACTTTATGATAATGAATCTGGTAAGTATTCCGTTAATGCACCTAAAGGAATAAGCGTAGGTGAAATAGCTTTTTCAATATCAGTAGTTATTAAATGTTTGGTACGAGACAAATACGTGGATAGCATTGATACTATGATTGATACTATTAAAAATTATAGTACAGACCCACAATTTGAGGAAGTTAAAGAAATAAAGGAGGAAAAGGAAGATGTTGAAAACGTCAAAGAGGAATCAGTTAACAGGTGATATAGATTACACAGATACCGCTATTATCGCAGGTCTTACTGGTGGAATAAGAATGCCAAATAATTTTGATACTGTAAGTATTGAGCAAATTGAACAAAGAACTCTAAAAATAATTGCTGAAAATAATACTAATTTCACTAATAACACTAATAAAAAGATTTATTTTGCAGGCCCTTGGTTTGATGATAGAGCTAATGCATTATACGATTCTTGTAAAGCAATAATAAACAGTGTAAATAATGTAATGGTTGAAATATTTTATCCGCGTGAAACTGATTGTAAACGACCTAAATATGCATTTGATACCGATGTTAAACAAATAAAAGAGTGCGATGCACTTTTAGCTCTCGTAAGTAGAAAAGACGTTGGTACTGCTTGGGAAATTGGTATGGCTTATGCCTTAGGTAAACCAATTTATTTACTTGGTTATGATGAAACTACTTTTTTATCACACACTAACGTAATGCTTGCTTTTACCGGTAAATGTTTTACTATAGACTATTTAGGCGAATTTATAAAAAATGGTGAATTACCAGATAAACATTTAGTACATATTAAAAACGAATGGGAAGGTATAGAATAATGGCTATTTATCATGCTGGTTTTGAAAACATAAAAGTAAAACTAATATCTTTTGAAGGAAACAATCTTGGTAAAAAAGTTTATGAATTTGGAAGATTATCTCATGACTTTCCTTATACACTTATAAATAACTATAATGAAAATCACCAAGACTGTACAAGACTTATTGATAAAATAATAGAAGGTACTACATTACCTAAATTTGCCTTACAAGGCACTAGGATAGAATTTAGGATTGAAAACATATCAAGAATATGTCTTGCACAAATTACCAGAGATACCGCAATATTCGCAAGTGCAAGTGGAGGAGTATATCCTTTAACTCAAGACTTTAATATACCGTTATCAATATATAGTAACGAATCAATAATGGATAAGTTAAAAAAAGCTCAAGATTTACTTGAAGATGCTTATATCATGGCTTGCGAGGAAGAAATTCCTGTTTTAGAGGCTCGTTATTTAGGTTTACATTGTCAAACAATATCACTTACTGCAAGTTATACTCCATCTGATTTCGTAAGGTCATGTTATTCGCGAACTTCAAGTAATTTCTGCGACGAATGTAATTATGTATATAGACTTATGTATAAAGCTTTAATTGATGAGCTGTACGTCTTAACTGACCTTAATTCAGTAAAATTATGGAATTGGATAGTAAATGATAAAAAATGTATAAACGATGATACTTATACAAGGGAAAGATTATATTGTAGTGATTTTACTGATTGGAATTACAATGCTCCTAAACCAGCTATAAATGATTGGAGAAAATCTGGTTGGAAAAAAGAACTTGAAAGAATGTATAACACTAATACAGGATATCTTACTGAAAAAGAAAAATCATTTATACAATTTTGGTTGAAATATGATGCTGATGATTTACCTACATCATACGAACAAAACAATCCTGATAACGCCATAAATTACATCAAAACTATGCATTATTACAATGATTCAGTAAGGAGAAAAAAAGATGATTAATGACGTATGTTCATTGCAAGAATTTTGTGATGATTTTGATATAATTACCAATGCACTTGATATGAGAACTTTATTACGATGGAACGGTAGAGATATTCGTAATAAAGAAAATTTATCAGAACATACTCATTTAGTAGTTGCTTGTGCAATATCTTTGTATGACGAACTTATAAAAGAAAAACCTGAATTTAAACAAAATATAGACTTTGAACAAATGATAAGAGGGGCTATGTTGCACGATTCTATGGAATTATTTAGAGGTGATATTCTTAGCATAACTAAAAATGCCGTACCATTCCTACGAGAGTATATTGATTCTGAGGAAGAAACATTTGTTATGAAAAAGATAGGTACTTCAAATAACATTACTAAAGAAATAGTACATCTTGCGGATTTAAAAGCTTGTTACGTATTTATAGAAACTGAATTAAAATATGTAGCAAATGATTTTGTATCAAAAGTATATAAAACTACCAAAAAAGTTTTCGATGATGCTTTTATGGATTTTAAAGTATTACATAAATTTAAGTTACCTAAAGAAATAATAATTACCGATAGATATAGTAAAGGTTATGCTAATGATGCAGGTATAGATATTGTTTTAGATGATGATGTTGAATTTATACCACTATCTACATCTACTATAAATTTAAAAATAGTAATGACTCCTGATAAATTTTATATGGCTATGTTATGCTCAAGAACATCTGCTGCAAATAAAGGTTTGATAGTAGCTAATTGCCCTATTGACCCTGATTATAATGGCGAAATTCTTGCAATAGTACACAATGTAAGTAACGACATAATAAGATACAAGAAAGGTGAAAGCTTTTGTCAGTTAGTAATTTTACCTTTTAAGCCTATTACAAAAAATATAATGCCTAAGAAATTCGGAAGAAGAACTGATGGAAAGCTAGGGTCTACTGATATATGATGATATTTTTTGAAGGTGCAGACGGTACTGGTAAAACAGAAACTATAAAAAAATTATACCAAGAAGGTTATATTACTGTAGCCGTACCTAAAAATAACAAGAATATAATAAACGCTTATTATGAACTTGCAAGAACGGCTAAGAGTAATACTATAATAACTGATAGGAGTTTCATATGTGACCTTATATATAGACTTGAAGATGGTAAAAAACATAGCGGTGTTAAATTATTTGATATGGTTAGTTTTGTAAAAAATAATAAATGTATTATTATTTTATGTGAAACTGATACTTGTTACGAAGATTCTATGAAGCGTGGAGAAGATTCTATAACTACTAAAGAACGTTCTAAAAGAATTATACAATTGTACCGAGATGTTTGCAACATGTTTAGTATATTTGCAGGAGTAGAAGTACGAAAATATAATTGGAGAACAGACTCTTTTGATGAACTGTTAAATTATTGTAAAGAAAAGGAGGTATAAAATGGAATATGACAATTTCGTTACTCATAAAATAGATATGTACATGGGTAATCCAAAATCGGGAAAAACACTCATTGCTGGCAGTTATCCTAAACCATTGCTATATATTTCAATAGGAAACGATGGTGGAGGTAGAGTACTAAAAATGAGGTACAAAGACGACGTCGATAAAGGTCTAATAAAAGTTAAAAATCTTAAAAATGACCCTATCTTAGGAGGAAAAATAAATAAGACTTCCATAGAAAAACTGGCAATATTGTTGGCTGATTTAAGGAAACCAAATGCAGATGTTTTTAAGACTGTAGTAATTGACACTATCGGTGCATTACAAGATGATTTTAAAAGTTATCTTGAATTTAGCAAAGATGGTAAAGCACTTTCCATGAATGAATGGGGTGACGTTTCAAAAATGGTCCTTAATATAAAGGATAATATGAAACGTTTTAGTGAAGAACAAGACGTAAATATGGTTTGGGTTACACATACTAATGAACAGGAAATATACGAAACAAGCGGTCTAAACAAAGAGATAAGGATAGTAACCGATTTAACTATAAAAACAGGTAAAAAGTTTATGAAAGATGCTTCAAATATATTTTATTGTTGTAGAAAAACTATACTACATCCTGATAATACGCGAGAGGTAAAATTCTTAACTTATGTTGGTCCACATCCTTTAATGGATACAGGTTCAAGAGATATGATGTTACCCAAAGGCGATTTCGTTGAAAATTTTACATACGACAAATGGCAAGAAATGATTTTAAAAGGTGAACTCGATACTGTTAATGTAGCTGTAGCCAATATTAATGAGACTACGGAAATAGAAAAAGAAGACTAAGTAAAAATTAAAGCTGAATAAGCTTAATTATAAAAATTAAAAGGAGAAAAAAAACAAATGATTGAAAAGTTTAGTGATTATGAGGGTGGGTTTCTTAAAGAGGAAGGAACTTTTGAGTTCGTTATTACAAATTATGAACTTAAAGACAGTAAAAACGGTAATCCGATGGCTGTATTTGATGTAAAGGCTGATGAAGGTACTACTACAATCTATCATGTATTAAGTCCTAAAGCAAGATGGAGTTATAATAACCTGATTAAAGCATGTTTACATATCAATACAAAAGAAAAAATCAAAGCATTTTCTTGTGATTATGAAACTATAGGACAAGAACTTGTTGGCAAACGTTTTTTGGGTAATGTTGAATGTGAGTCTTATAAAAAAGAGGTAAAGAAACCTCAGGACGATGGTACGTTTATAGACAGTATTGAAACAAAGGAAAGTTACAAAATAACTTCTTACGAAGAGGCATAATTAATAATAGTGGTACTTGAAAAAGCTAAGTCGTGAAAACTAGCCACTATATGCATCGAGGGTATAGCAAGTTCAACTCTTGTACGATGCACTATAAATAGGAGGTAATTATGAGTTCATATAAAGAACGTGAAGAAAGTAAAATACAAACTGACATAATAAAATTAATAAATTGTAATAGCGGTTATGTATATAAGAATGCACAAAATCTATATACTGAAAAAGGCCGACCTGATTTGACTGCTTGTATACCTGCAACTATTAAAAATCTTATTAAAGTATACGGTGAAGATGCTACAATAGGCTTATTTATAGGTATTGAGGTTAAAGCAACAGGTTGTTTAAATGAAGTAAGTGAAGCACAACACATTGTAGGACGCAAAATAATTAAAGCTAATGGATTATGGTTAGCTACGGATAATATTGAAACTATTAATAAGTTAATTATAAATTTTAAAGGAGGAAACAGTTAACATGGAGTATGCAGAATACGTAAATAAACGGAGGGATTATCAAGAAATAGGTTATCTTTTTTTATTAGAAAGAAAACATGCTTGTTTATATTATAAACCTGGAAAAGGAAAAACTTATCCGTGCATAGACGCTTTAAGAGATATTGATGAATCAAAAAATCATAAAGCCAATGTATTAATACTATCTACAGTAGATGCTATAAAAAATATGTGGAATGCCGAAATAGTTCCACAAAATATACTTCCTGAAAATACTATTCTAATGAGTATTAATTCAGCTATAACAGATGTTACTAAACTTAAATTATTAAAAATAAAATGGGACGTAATAATAATTGATGAATGTCATAAAATAAAAGCACACAATACTAAAATAAGTAAGTTAGTATATATGCTATCTAAAAATACACCTTATGTATGGGGATTAAGCGGTACTCCTCGCGGAAATAGTGATATTGATGTCTATTGTCAATTTCACAATATGTGTATAAGTGACTGGGGTGACGTATCTTATACGAGTTTTGTAAATAATTGTTGTGATGTTGATGAAAAATATTTCCGAGGAAACGTTATACGAGTACCTAAATGTATAAATAAAAAATATGAAGCTGGTTGGGAGCGTAACGTGGCAATGTATACTCAACGAATAGATTATACCGAAGATGATAATATGCCAGAACTCGACGTATCAGTAATAGAATTACCGTATGCACCAACTAACGATTATTTAAGAGCTGAAGAAGGAGTTATAAAAATTGCAGATTATGAAAATACTATGACTAAACTTGTAGCAATACAAAAGTTACATCAAGCAGTAAACGGATTTTTATATTGGTATGATGATTATGAAAAAAGACAAATTCATATTGTAGAACGTAATAAAAAATTAGATTGGATAAACGAAAATTTAACAAAAGAACCTACTGTTATAGTATATCGTTTTGAGGCAGATTTATTAGGTTTACAAAATGAATTTAATATGCAAGGCATAACATACACTCAGATTGTAGACGATTTTAAAAATAATGATTACGATATTTTGCTATTACAATGTTCGAGATGTGAATCTTTTAATCTACAAATGTGTAAATGTATAATATTTTATACTTTAGATTATTCTTATATTAAATACAATCAAATGCTCCATAGAGTATGGAGAATAGGTCAAGAAGAAAACGTAAAAATAAAAGTGTTAATATTCAAAGATACTATAGAAACACAAATATGGAATGCTGTTAAAAATAAAGAGAAATTATCACAATTATTTATGCGTATTAAAGGGGAATAAACATGGACGAAAATTTGGCAAGACTTAATAGGATATATCCTAATAGCGGATATACTCTAATACCTGCATATAAACCAGAACAATGGAAAGATAGAGAGTATGATAGTTCTTTCGATACTAAAGCTGCAATAAACCGATGGAAAAGTAATCCTTTAAGTTATGATGACGCACAAGAGCAAGTCGAAAAAGGTAATAGAATTGGTTGGATAATACCTAAAAACTTCGTAATAGTAGACATAGATAATAAAGACGATTCACAAGCCCAAGAGTACATTGAAAGATTGTTAAATAAATTTGAAGTAAAGTATTCATATAATTATACTAGTAAAGGTGTTCACTTATTATTCCAAGACCCCTCTGGCACAATTAAGTCTGATAGCAGAACTAAATGTGCTTTAAATATTGAAATAGATACTCGTGCAAATAACACTGGTTATATTGTATTACCTTGTAATGACCCACATCGTTTATGGGGTACTTGGAATGATTTTGTTGAAGAAATACCTTATTTTTTAAAGCCTATGTTAAAAGATATTACCCCATGTTTTATAGGCATGACTGAAGGTGATGGACGAAATACCGCATTATTTAAATGGCGTTCACAATTAGAGAGAGCTGGGAAATTAAACAATAAAGAGATTGAGAAAAGTATACGTATAATAAATGAAAATTTGTTTGATACTGCAATGCCTAATGAAGAATTATTTAAAACAGTTTTAAAACAACGTGATAAAAAAGAAACTGCAGTACTTGACAAAAAAGAAAATCTGTATAATAAACTTGCAGAGGATATTATAGGAAAATATGATATAGTATGTTATTATAGTAATTTTTATAAATTTAATGGAATATATTATAAACCTATACAAAACGTAGAACTTGAAAGTATAATTCATTACGAGTTAAACAAAAACATATGTAGTTCTGGACGTAAAGAAATATTAGAGTTTATAAAATTAAAAACTCAAAAAACAGCTTTAGATTTTGATAAAGATTGGCATAAAATAGCTTGTTTAAACGGGGTATTAAATTTAGTAACTGGTGAAATGGAAACTCCTAATAAAACAAATATAAATACTATATTTATACCTTACCGATATAATACTGCAGTAGAATATTCACCTCGTATAGACCAGTTCATGAAAGAGCTTTGTGGTGGTGACTTAATAAAAATTCAGTTCTTATATCAAATTGCAGGATATTGTTTACTTAAAAAGAACTTGTTTGAAAAGTTTTTTATATTTAAAGGTGAGGGTGGTACTGGTAAATCTACATATACTAATTTGTTACATCGTTTAGTAGGAGGAGACGTCAATTGTTCACATATAGGTTTATCTGAATTTGATAAAGATTACTATTTATCAACACTTGTAGGCAAGTTATTAAATATAGATGATGATGTTGTAGATGGTAAAATGCTTGAAAATACCGGTAGATTTAAGTCAATTATATCTGGCAATATTATTTCAGTAAGACAAATATATCGTGAAGTTATGGATTTCGTACCCTATGTTACTTGTGCATTTTGTTGTAATAAACTACCTCGATTAATGGATAAAACTACAGGTTTATATCGTAGAATGATACTTATTGAATTAAATAACAAGGTAGAAAAACCTGACCCTTTATTCATGACTAAAATTACAGACTCTGATATGGAATATTTCTTGTTTAAGGCTGTAGAAGGCATAATGTATACTATAGAAAAAGGTAAATTTACAATATCTCAAAGTGAAGAAGAGTTACTTAATAAATTTAAAAGACGACAAAGTCCATTACATGAATGGTTGTATGAATCTGATATATGTCTTGGGGATTTAGTAAATGCAAAATGTATAACTTTATATGCACAATTTACAGAATGGTGTGTATTAAATGGTTATAATAAAACCATGAGTAATTTTACATTTAAAGAAGATGTATGTACATTATATGACCTTGAGACTGATATAATAAAAAATGAAAAAGACCTTCCCGTGCAATGCTTTATTAAAAGAGGAACATACGATGCAAAATATAAACCATTTTGAAAGGAATAATAAATATGAACTTAAGATTTTTTGACTTTGAGGTAACACCTAACTGGTGGTTATGTGTATTTGGCGACTTATCGGCTGACTTAAATTTAACTGAAGACATTAAAAATACTTTTTTCAGTGTGAATAGTGATATGCCTAATGCGAGAGAAATTTTATTAAACTTTATGAGAAACGACGTTGTAAATATAGGATACAATGTAAAAAGATACGACTTAATTATTGCCAACGGAATATATCAAGGTTTTACGCCACAACAAATAAAAATATTAAACGATGTTATAATAAATCCCGCTAAAGCATTTGAAACTAAGGAACACATGCGTATAGCACCTTTTACAAAAAAGAAGTTATCTGGTGTAGTTTATCAAGATTTAATGGACGACGGAAGTGGTTCTTTAAAAGAAAAAGAAGCAATAATAGGTCTTGATATACGTGAAAGTACAGTAGATTTTAATAAAGAAGATTTAACACAGGCTGATAAAGATGATTTAGAATTTTATTGTAAGCATGACGTATATTCATCAATGGTATTTTATAAAGAAATAGTACATCCTTATACTTGTACAAAATTATCAATAAGTAAACATTTTGGCATAGATGAACGTATATGTAGAGCTAGTACTAATGCTAAACTTGCATCTTTGGTTCTTGGAGCTAAAAGATGTACCTTCTCTGATTCGAACATAATAGAAATTGAAATACCTAATAAAATAAAACAATATTGTTATGATAATTTGCCTACAGATACACTTGAAATAATAAGAACTTCTGATAAAGGTTTTAAAACAATAATATTTAACAATGAAATATCTTTTGGTAATGGTGGAATACACAGTACTTTAGCACCTAACCTATATGCAGAATCTACTGATGATTGGGTTTTGATAAACGTAGATGCTACCTCTTATTATCCATCAATGTTAATACAATTTAACTGTTTAAGTAGAGCTGTTGAAAGTCCTGAAAAGTATGTAACAATATTTGACGAACGTGTTGCTATAAAGCATAAGAAAAATAAAACAGAAGACGATGAGGATGCTCAACGTGCAAGAAAACTAGTATTAAATACTACTTTCGGGGCGAGCGGCAATAAATGGTTAGACTTATATGACCCACATCAATGTACTAGAACTTGTAGACTTGGACAATTGTTTTTAGCCGCATTAGCAAATAAAATATATAAAACTATAAATAGAGTTAAAATAATACAAACTAACACTGATGGAATTTTATTATATTGTAAACGTGTAGATATACCTTATCTACAACAACTTACTGATGAATGGACTAAAGTTAGTGGAATTAACATGGAATATGATTATGTTAAAAAAATATGGCAAAAAGATGTTAATAATTATTTATTAATTGATGAATTTGACCACATAAAAAGAAAAGGCGCATGGCTTATAGACACTTACAAAAAACCAGGTTACGTAATGGTAGGTGCACTTAGCGGTTTCGTAAGTGCTAAAGCCGTAACTAATTATTTAATAAATGGTGATGATATAGTTAAAAGTATAGTTAATAATAAAAACATATATGATTACGCTATAACTTGTCAAAAAGGTCCTACTTTTAGAGGAGTAATACAAAGATTTGCTGATGGAACTGAAAAAGACTTATTTAAATGTAATAGAGTCATTGCGAGTAAAGATACTAATCTTGGTAAAATATACAAAATAAAAATGCTAAAAGGTAAATTATCTTACAACTCAATGCCAAGTATACCTGACAATTGTAGACTTATTAATGAAGCGCTTGATTCTTACAACTTTGATGACTTTAGAAATGACATAGATTATATGTATTATATAAGCAAAGCTGCAGATTTACTTGATATTCCGTGGATAAAAATAAAAAATTTAGAAATGAATTTAACGAATGAATTTAATTATTTCAATTGATTTGATAGATTTTAATATATAATATATCAATTTAAAATGATTGATTGATTGATTATATAGGCCAATTTTATTATATATTAAATAGAAAGGAGGTACATTTAATGACTATTTTCACAGGGACATTTATTCCATACGAATACAATAAACATGATGCATTAAAGTACGTTGAAGAAAGATGTCACGGAATTAAAAAATCTTTACGATTTATAGAAATGGACAATGAACACCTATGTTTAAGATGCCCATTGTCCGCTGATTATTTAGATATTGTAGCTAACGAAGAAGATATAGCATGGTTACATGCAGAACTTACTAAAAGAAAATGGTATAGAAGTACTTAGTTTAATCCACTATGTACAGAATCTTTAACATAAATATTAGTATATCCTAAAGCTTTAAGTTTTTTATATTCGTCAGAAGTTGCATAATATTTATATTTTTTAGTACTAGTAAGTACGTATATCTTAGCCAAAGAACTATTGTTAGTCATTATTCGTTTTATTACTGTGGCTTTTTCAGAATCTGACATTTTACTATATTTCAGGGCGGTATAACTACCGTCCTTTTTTTGTACATTATAATAGGTAGAATCGTTGTACAAATTATCAAAGTCACTTTTATTTAATTTTCCATAAAACAAATTTAATGTTTGTATTTCTTCACTTGTTAATTGTATACTTTCATCATTAATTACATAATTACCAGTCAGTGGTTCTTTATGTATGCCTAATAAGATGGCTTCCTTTTCAACATCGCTTACATTATAAGGATATATGTTTAATGGAGTAAGTTTGTTTACTAATGAAGTAATAAAAGAGGCTTTATAAGCTATTTGTTCTTCGCCAGTGTATGGGTCAATATAATGCGGAAATGCATTGGCTAAGAAAGGTATACTTTGAACTAACAATTTTTCAATTTTACCTTTTACACCAGAGCTATAAACTACACCATACTTGTTACTTACAGATGAAAATACTTTTATAAAATTAGGAATAGACATGTTTAACATATTATAAGGAATATATGCCATGTAATCACCTAAACTTCGATTATATCTAACTGTATTAAATACGTCTGAAAAGGTACTATCCATAAACATATTATCTAAAGTTTCAGAAAATATGTCTATAAGTTTATCTTTATTTTTTATTTTACTAGCTAACATTATGCCTAATAAAATACCTTGTGTTCCAAAGATATCACTTATATCTACTCTTACGTCTCCTACACGTAGCTTATATTTGTCATCTTCTTCGTCAATTCCAGCAAAACCAGCCATAACAAGAGCTATACCTATACCTAAACCTATTGAACCTATTACACCTTTGCCTAAATTTTTAGTATTTAAGTATTCTGTAAAAGCATCGTCAAAGTATTCGTTTTCAATTGTAGGTTTGTCAAATTTATTCTTACGTTCTCTACGTTCTATTACGTTATCAATCTTATTGTAATCAAGTATTTTAGCAGCTATTTTATTAATTGACTTACCTGATTTATTATTTTTAGATAAAAATTTAGCAAAATTTTCTCCAAATTTAGTACCATATATGTAACCTTTACTTTTTTTATATGCAAGATTATCTTTATTGTCTATGTTAGTTTCAAATTTAGCAATATTGAGTATAGATTTTACTAAACCTACTGGTGTAAATTTTAAACCTTCTATAAACCAGTTCCAAGAAGTTCCTGCAAAAGGAAATACTTGTTTGTACATAAAGAACGCGCCTACACCCAATCTTTCACGTAATTTAGATTCCATTTCAGTAATAAAGTTTGTTTTATGCATATACTCATAAGATGCTAAACGATATGATTCACAAAATATTTCAAGTACTTCTTGTGAAAATAATCCATCGACGGTAGTTTTAGTTAAGTCAACTTTTCTTTCTGTAAGTATTTTAGCAAAATATATTAATGCAGCTTTTTTAACACTTTTCGCATCGGATAATCTCTTATATATAAATGAATATATTTTGTTTAAACCTTTATATTTTGTAGAATTGTTAAATATTATATCCATTTTAACACTTTTAGCAATAGTTTGTGCTATAATCATGTCAGTAGTATATTCTTTATTTTTAGCAGGATTATATTTATTCAAACCATCTTGCATTAAATCAAATAAATTACTTTTATTAACTGTATTTTTTATAAAATTTTCTACTTCTTTAGTAGGTTTTACTCCTATAATTCGGTATTGTTTACTTTTCATAAACTTATAATCTTTAGGAAACATTTTATAAAAAGTATCAAGCATCTTACTGCCTATTTGTTCTGCTATTTTATTTAAATTAGTTATCATAAAGTTTGAAGTTATGTTTCTTACCCATGTACCAGGACCACTTAGCATTGCAGCTCGTTCAAATTGTAAAATACTATCGAGATAATGTTTTTTATGTCCTTGATAATTTTTTAAACCATGATTGTACATATTAGTTTTAGCTTCATCTATTCTTTCAAGGTCACCAGAATGTATAGCTGCTATTAAATGTTCAACATCAAATTCATCAAATTCAACACCGCTTGAATAACCCAAAGACTGTATTATAATTTTTTCTGGATTAAGTTTTTCCATAACACGTCTCCATACTGCTAAACCAGTACCGCTTATTCCTATAATAGTATTTAAGTGATTTTCTATCCTATCAATTTGTTCTGAAGTCAATACTAGTTGATTAGTTTTATTACCATATAGTATATAAGTTAACAAAATTTCTTCAACCGTCAAATACAATTTAGCTCTATTTGTATTAGGTATAATTGCGGTGCTTAAATAATAATTAATTACTTCATCTACTTCTTCTTGAGTAAGATTGTTTATAGCTTCTGCATTATTTTCAATAAATGTTTTTATATTCATACGAATATGTATATCATTATCGTCAGAAAGATATTTTACATCAGTTTTGGCAGCAATATTAAGTTCCGTAGCTAACAAAGTTTGTATTATCTTAGGTATTCCTACTTCGGCATTAGTACCGCTGTTTATTTTTATTTCTTCACCTTTGACATTAATAGTAATTACAACTTTTTCATTTTTACTTTTTTTAAGATTGTCGTAATCAGATTTTAATTTTGCATTTTCTTCTTTTGCTTTTTTTAACAAATCTACTTGACTCTGTGAGGCATATATGTTATTTTTAGCATCTTTATAAATCTCTTTTAGAGTATTTTCTAACTCTAATAAAGTATCTACATTTTTTAACTTTATAACGCCTTGTGCAGTAACGTTTTGATATAACGCTGTTTTAACCTTTAAATTTTCATCAAATATTTCGCTATTATTTTTTAAAAATCTGTTAAGTTGTACTTTTGGTATATTTGCTAAAATTTTTCTATTTATAGCAGTAATGTTATTTTTTACTGTTTGTGAAGTTCTTACATAATTATCCAAACCAAGCGAATCTACTCTTTTTTGTTTTCGTTTTGTTTCTTCTTTATCAATGGTTTTAAAAGTATTGTCTAAAAGTAAATCTACTCCTCCAGCTTCACCTACAATAAGTTTAATATATATGTTATTTAGTTCCTCATCAGTAATACTTTCATAGTAAGTCTGTTTTTCAAAGTTTGATTTTTTAATATCTTCATATGTAACATTTTTAACATTTTTTAACATATCGGTAGAATTTTTAAGTATTAAATACTCAATCTTTTGGTCATTACTTAAAGAATACGCCAAACTACTAAAATCCTCACTATATGAACCAATAGTATCATAACCTGTACGACTATTGCTTGTATTTTTACTATCATTATCACTAACAGAAGCATCAAGACTTTTGGTAACTTTTGTTGAAGTTTCACCTGTTACTACGTATTTTGCTTTTGCTGCTTTTTTAGCTACGGATGCAAGATATCCCGCAGTTTCTAAAGTACCATCAAAGTGAACCATCCAAAGTATTCTAAGATTTTTTACACTTATATCTAAAGTAGAATCATAATAAGACTCGACTAACTTATGGTATACATCTTTAGTATCTTTGTCATTTTCCAAAATACCTATCAAACGTTCTATAACTTCTGGATTATCAAACATATCCATTTTACCACTATAATCATATTTACTACTGGTAAGAATGTCTCTTGCAGCACTATATCGAGCAGTATTTTTATAAACGTAAGTCTCGAGTTCTTCAAAAGTTTTTATGTTTTTATTTTGCCAATAGGCATTATTTATAACTTTAAAAGTAACATCGTCTATTTTATTAGCATCTCTAAAATAATCCATAACATCAGGTGTTTTAAGCGTACCTGCTTCATCACCATCAATTTTATCTTGTAATACAGATGCAATTTCATTTTTACCATCTGCATGTACTATTAAATTTTGAAGTTCAGGACTTATCTCTAAACGTATACCGGGATTTTTAAAATACTCAAGATTAGTTCCTTTTATATTTTTATTAGATACCAATCTTGGCTTTTTATTAGCATCATACTTATAATAATATTCAGGTTTTCCGTTAGAGTCATATCCTTTAAAAATTCTTTCTGTATATTTATGTTTTGTACGTTGTGCACCTTCCATACGAGGTTTTTTATCGTTGATAATAGTATCATCACCGACATTCTCTGCATCGTCTACGTTTTCATTATCTTGCTCAAGTGACATTATATCTATAGGACCTAAAACAGTACTATCAATACTTGCATCTTCTACAGCATAAACATTATCATTACTTATTTGTACAATAGGTGTAACGTCATTAATTTGATTGTTAGATATTGTAACCGTATATTTATCTGCGTTTTTAACAATATCAGTAGGTAATAAAGTTTCATTTAATGAGGTTTTAACGTATCCTATAGCTTGTTCCGGTTTAACTGTTCCGACAAATAACGTATATTTATCATTTGTTTGTAGATTTTCAAGATTATTAAAATTACTTGAATACATTGCAATACGACTTATAAGCATATCTACATCAAAACCACTGTAGGCACTTACGAAATAATCATCGTATATACTATCTCCTATTTGTACTCTAACATACGGCACATCTAATTTTAAAAACTCTTCATAAGTAACATTAGTCTCATTTTCGTTTTTAAAACCTAAATCATAGTACCATACTTTTAACATATTTTCTTTTAATGTAGTATCAGAATTAATACTATTGTATAACTCTTTCTTATGTATCTTATTATAATTATTAAGTTTATTTAGTCCCATTGGTGCAGTTACCCAATCAACTACAGATTGTACTTTATGTATTTTACTTAAGTATTCTCGACCTTTACTTTTACTAAGTATTTCATCAAGATATGTTGTATCATGACTATAATCAAGATACTTAGCATATTTATCTTCGTTCAATATTTGTGTTAAACCGTTTGTGACAGTATTTACAAATAATGACATACTTGGTCCGTTACCTATAGGAAAACGTTCGCCGGAGGGTAAAGTAATATACGTTTTTTTACCATCATAATTGACGAGCACAGGATAAAAATCTATAAGAGAAGTAGCATCAAGTCCCATAGCCATAGATTCACCTGAAGTATCATATACAAAATTGCTTACAATTTGTGTCTCCTTTTTACTATCTACTGCAATACTTACGAAAAGTTCAGGTCGTTGTTTTCTTACTGCTGCAATTATTTGTTTTCTTACTTTAGGAGGTATAGACTTTGTCCAATTATAATCAATGCCGAGATTCATTTTATTAAAATATTGTACAGCATGTTGAAATTCATGTAAAAATGCAAATGTTAAATAATCTCCACCTTTTTCAGCAATTGATTTACTAATATAAATAGTATTATCAATTAGATTAACAGGCCTACCATTTATATTTTCACGTTTGTAAGCACTATAACTTGCAACATCTTCACCATCTACAAGTTTTATATTTATGTCTTTTAGTCCACCTATTAAATGTTCCGTTTTAATAAGGTCTTTAACTTTTGTATTCTCATTTATTACTACTTTATCAACCTTTAACAAAGACTTCATAGGCATAATATTACCAAAAGCATATGTATTATTTTGCAATAATATTATTGTAGTATTTTTTAATGTATTTATATAATAATCTCTCAAATACAAAAACGCATTATACGTATTTACTGTACCATACTTTTTAATTATCGATGCTTTAACATTATCCTTTAACATTTCTGGCTCTGTTAAAACATCGTCTATCGATACATATGATGCCGTAGCGTCATCTATATTTTCATTTAAAAGGTCTTTTACAAGGTTGTTTCTTTTAGTATCTTTAAGCATATGGGTACGGTCATCAGACTTAATAATGCCTTTTCTGGTTGCAATATCTTCACCTGTTACGATATGATTGTTTGGTACATCTTTTTGTGCTTTATATATATCGTAACCTACTTGCACTCCATCATCAAATATAGTAACTTTACCATTGTTATTATAAGTGAATACATATTTGTCATTGTATTTTGAGAACTGTGTTTGTCTTAAATTGTAAATTGAATGTCTGTCTACAGGTCCATCTTGTTTTATAAGTTTTATATCACTTTCTGTTAACATATTTTCATCTAACATATTTTTTATAGTTAAACCTTGTGTTTGTAAAAATACATTAAATATTCTATTTGGTATACTAGTATCTGGCATATAAGTTTTTCCATTATAGTTAGTAGTGAATACGCCGTTATATTTTGCATCAATCCAATTCATAGCAGACTCTCTTGCTACAACGTTATCTGATTTTACATTATTTAATATCGTAGTTTTTTCACTTATACTAACACCAGGTATACTATTAACTCTATTTGACAATATAGTAATGTCTTTATTGTCTAAAACTTCACCACTTATAACTCTATTATATAAATTTTTACTCCATCTAACGAGTTCAATATGTCTTATTACTGCAGCACGTTTACTAGGAGAATACATATCTGTAAAATAATGATAATCTGCACCAGTATCAATAGCATATTCTATAAGTGCTGCACTTTTATCGTCAAAAGTTTTATTAAGTTTTGCTTTATATGCAATATCGGCTCTGTCAGTTTTTGATACTACCGATTTTTCTATTTCTAACAATGAAGTTAAAAATTTATATACGTCTGTAGAAGAAGTTCTAAGGCATACTCTGAAAAAAGCATCATCAAACATCAAATTATATATAGCATCTTCTACAGTAGCATCATTATCATTTTTAAATACTTTAAATACATCGTGTACTATTTTAACAGGTTCACCTTTATATTTACCTTTTACAATGGCTTTTACAAGTTTCTGTTCTGCCATAGTAGTAATCATCTGTTCTACACTAGCATGTTCTAACATTTTTTCTGGTACAATTACAGTACCTTCTGCGGATATTATATTGTTACCATCTTCACTTACTACTATACTTTCTATCGAACTAATACCTAACATATCGTCTATTTTTTGAGCAGTAGTTTTACTTACTGTATCGCTATCTATTTTTTCACCTTTATTTATCTTATCTACGATTTTAGTGATGTTTGCTTTTTTTATATCTTTTAAAACATCTTCTTTTGTTATATTCATAGCATCTTTAAAGGAATCTTTTAAAACATCGAGTGCTTTAACATTTTCGTCATTATTATATTTACCTGAATTGATGTTTTCTGTAATTTTAGTAAGAATATTATTTGCTGCAGTAAAACGTTTTTCACCTATTTCACCGTATATAGAAGTCAACAATCGATAAGAACCATATAATTTGAGAATTTGTTCAGCAAAAATTTTATTATCTTCGGCAGTTCCATCTTTACTTATTTTTTCTTTTAAATTTAATGCTTCTGTAAACGTTTTAGTGTAACTCTGCATATCTAAACCGTACTCCCACGCTGCTACTTTATCAAGTTTCTTAAACACCGGATTACCGTCTTTATCTTTTATTACTTCACCATCTTTGTTAGTCTTAACATCGAGAGTTTTTATTCTTTTAATTACTAACATATTTCCTGCAGAACCTGCAAAAGAAGCTACACCACCCATTATGTACGAATCCATGAGAGATTGCCAACTTAAATCAGTAACATCACCAAAATCCTCATCTATAAAAGTCATAAAAGCTTTATCTACAAGAAAATCAGAAGTATCCTGAAATACTTCCTCTAAGCCTTCTTTATTAAAGTCATGTAATAATCTTTTACCAGCGGCTAATTTTAAACTTGTACCTGTAGCAGTTTTAACACTTCTTCCGAATATAATGTTATCAAAAGCAGAACCGCCTAAAACTTTAGCAAGACCTACCTCAACAGCCCATTGTAATGCAGATTTTATTGCCGCATTTGCAATTATAGTAGATGTAGGAACACTAACCCCTGACATTTTAAATTGCTCGTTCATATTGTAAACGCTACCTGAAAACATTCCTGCATAAAAAGTTACCTGTGAAGTAACAGATGCGACAGTAGCTGCTGTTTTGGCACTTGCACCTAATGCGGAAGCTCCTGCACCAGCCCCATGACCTATTAAAAAAGAAGGTGCCATCATACCTAATGTACTGGCGACACCGCTTATATATTTACCAGGGTTGGTATAATTGCCATCTACATCACGCATAGAAGTGTATCTGCTTTCAAAATCTACAATGGCATCTTCTACACCTTGTAAATAACGACCTGTACTTATTCCACTTACAAAATCATCAGATGCACTTGTAGAATCATCTTTATCAGTAGCCATAGTTTTTATACCATTGCTAAGTGCTAACAAATCATCTACACCTTCAACAAAACCTCTTGCAAATGATGGAATTACTGAAAAGATATTAAAAGCAGCCTTTTCAAAACCATCTCTACTTGCTTTAAATTCCTCTTGTATTTGTTTAGTAATTTCCGTTTGATAATAATCATTTTTATTTTTTATAAGTGATTTGTTATACTCGTAATCAGTTTCTTCAAACTCGCGTGTTATTATTTTTCCATCTGGCGTAGTTTTTAATGTTCCATCATCGTTGTATACATTTTCTACTCTTTTTTGTAAATCAGTTCTGTTTGAACCAACCTCATTGTATAAAGCACTTATTCTCGTTTGATTATCTGCATATTGCAAATTGTAATCTTTAGTATATTGTTCTACATTTATATCATCACTATTAAGTAATGCAGAACTATATGCATCTATAGCACCTTCTTTAGCAGACTTTTCCCAATCACTTTGTACAAATAAAGGCTTTTTAGATAATACATCATACAAGCCTTCGTACGTATTCAAATTTGTATTAGTACCTCTAATACGTTTATCAGCCATATTATACTTCACCGCTTTCTAATTTATTTTTATTTTATATAAAACCATCAATATTGATATGATTATATGAATTTTAATATATAATATTGATGATTTTATATATCTTTTGATTAATTATATTATTGATTTCTATTATATATTAAAATCAATCAATGATACTATCTGCTTTTAATTGTGCCAGTAATTTCTCATAACCTTTAGTAAAACTGCTTCTATTCTGTATAGCTTTAACGGTATTATCATCGGATACAGTCCATAATCTATTATTATAATAAAATATATCACCCATAGTAAGTCCTCTTTTTTTGGCTGTCATAACCAAATTATTAAGTTCCGTTTGTTCGGCAGTTGTTATAACCAAATCTTCATCTTTGTTTACTTCAAGTTTATATTTTTCACCATTATAAGTAACGTTAAAATTATCACCTTTAGTATCACGAATGTTGGAACCATCATCTTTAAGCGAAACAGCTGTTATTAATGTAGCAGTTTTGCCATTTGGCATATTGTAATTATAATGGTCATCGTATTTACTTATTCTATTATTAGATGTAGAAATAGTTCCTCCGGCTTTCATTTCTTTACCATAAAAATCTATCTCGGATTGTCTACGTATATTTTGTGAATAATTTAATACTTGTGTAACAGCATTAGTATATGTAGATTTTATATTTGCTTTAGCAAAGTCTACGTCTGCTTGTAAAGTACTTATTTTATCAGCATCTGTAGTATTAGAAAGCATGTTTCTTGTAGCTGCATTATCTCCACCTTCTAAGAAAGCAAGTTTTTTATAATAGGCTTCTTCTTCTGATAATTCTGTTACTTTAGCTTGATAATCTTGTATAGCTTCAAGTATCTTAGTTTCTGAACCAGTCATATCAACGTCATCAGTACTTATACCAAGGTCTTCCATCACAGCATTCATTTCAGTCGAAAAATCAGTTAAAATAGATTCGTCTACGTCACCAGAATATTTAGCTGCAGATTCTTCAGCTTTATTCATTATGTCATTAAACATAGTATTTAACTCGCCTTCATTCATGGCAAAAGCCCTTTCAGCAAAAGTATATTCTGCGTCGTCTGACATCATACCAACCATTGTATTAAATGATGAAGCGTTTGTAGAGTTACCTACTTTATCAGGAGCATAGTCGTAAGGATTGTAACTCGTAGCCCAATTGTAAGTATCAACGTCATTATCCGCAAGATAATCGCCAAAAGAATAAATACCTCTTGTAGAAGTATCGTTTTCCATTTGGTCAAAGAAATCTATACCTTTGACAGTAAGATATTGTTCATCATCAAACATTTCAGAACGTATTTCGGATATATCTTTTAAACTTCTTATAGGATTGCCATTTTCGTCAGTAGTAATATTACCAAGTGCATCATATGACATATTGGTATACTTAGACCAACTTGGTTCATTAAACAAATCAGTAGATAATTCACCTGACTCATATTTATCCCACATATTTTGCAAATAATCAAAGTGTGAATTTGCATATTTTAAAGTATTATCGGCTTGAGTATCTTTTAACGCATTGACGTCGTATACTGATTCTGCAATAGAATCGTTTATAGTACTTTTGTTTGATATGAAATTTTGTAAATAAGAATTGTATGCATCATTTAATGCAACATCATTATCGTTTATTGCTTGAGTTTTATATCCGATACCAAGGTTACTAGCAGAAATTGCAGCATTGTTTTTAGATGTATTTACATAAGCATCGTTTATAGATGAACCATATTCTTTTTGTAAAGAATTTGTAGCCAATTGTCTACTTAAATCAAGTGAACTATAAGCTTTAGCCCAAGTTCTCTGACCAGTAACGTCTTTGTTAGCATCTTCCAAATATTTACTTATTGATGAACTATCAAGTATTGTACCACTTTGTCCCATATTATCTCACCTGCCCTGTTATTTTATATTTTATACTTATATTACTTACACTTAAAGGTATATGTATACTATTAAGCGTATCAGTACTAAGAACATATTGAAATTCATTTACTTTTGAATAATTTAAACGTTGTACAAATGTACGTATTGAATCAACGGAATACATTATAGTTTCAGGTTTTCCATTATCTATATTTTTTCTATAGTTTAAAATTTCTAAATCTAAACTTAAAGCTTGATTAGTATCTAAAACAGTACCTAAAGTAATATTTACAATGTGTTTATAATAATTTATAGCATTCAAATATAATTTTTGACTATATAAATACCACGGTATTTCTGTTTTTGTTGTACCATCATAATCATAATAATCAGTATCAGTTTTATTAATAGTATATATTACATTGTTAATAAGTAAGTATATATCTTCATCGTATGATATTATTTTAGTTATAGCATCTTTACAAGATATTGGCCACCAAGATGCTGTTCTTGTGTCATATATATAACCTACATTAGAATCTTCCTTATACAATATTATCCAAAAACCATACTTAAACAACTTTATTCCATCATTATCATTATATTCATTAAATATAGTATAAATACTATCTGACAAAAACGAAATAGTTTGTTCAGATGTTGCTACAAAATCTTGATAAGCTAAACTTACAAAACCTCTTTCACAAGGAAACATTATGTTGGTTCCATCATAAGATACTATAGTATCTGAATTTGCTTTAGTACCTACTTGCAATTTAGTTTTATTATATGCATATCCATTATCGGTAGAATATACATACCAAATTTCATTTTTTAAAAATATGCCCATTTCAGTTTGACTAATAGCTCTTAAGTTAGTTATATTATAATTAAACTTTTGATTATTTGTAACAGGTAAATACAATAAATAATTTCCATCAGTATTTTCACGATACTCAGAAATATACAATATATTATCTTTTGAAAAATAATTGTTAGTCAATTCACTTAAACAGTCGGGTAAAAATAAACTAGTTACTCCTTCTTTTGTATATTTTAATTCAACAGTTTCAGAAAAATAAGAAGAATATACCTCAGTTGTTCCTGCATTAATATATGTAGCATAGTATATATAATTATTAAATGCAATAGGTATAATTAATTCTTGACCTTCGTGGTCATCTGCACCACTTTTTACAATTAGTGATTTTTTAACACCATCATTAATATAATATATAAATTGGTCAGTTAATAATTTATCACCATATGTAGATAAAAATATTGGAAAATTATAATTATTAGATGTTTTAGTTATTGTTATAGCAGTATTAAAAGTTAAATCACTATTCACAGTATAAAGTAAATAATTGGATGTATCTTGTGCAGTTACATAAACTATTTTATTAGTTAATATTTTTGCAGTAAAAACATCTTCTGGAAAATCACTAACTGGACTAAGAGAATCATATGTAGATACTGATAAACCATTTGTAAAGTTTAGTACCGTTATTAATTTACAATTATCATAATCGTATATCACATCTTCATGATTATTTTTAACATATGAACTATATACTATTATACACCCTGTGGTCGTATCATTTGTATAATTATATTTATAACTAATAAAACGAGGTATACCTGTATTTGTCATAACTATATTATCATCACTATATATTCTATAAGCTACACCATCTACATATCTTACATAATATACTGTTGTTTTACTATCGTAAGTAAAAGCTTCATTATATACACCCATACATCCTGCAAAATCATCATATGTTACAAAATCAAAAACTGCAGCATCAATAATTGAAACAGATGTATTATAATACCAATCAAATATTGTAGCTATTGATGTTGAATCCATATAACTTTTAACATCTGTAAAAGTAGAAAATCTAAAAGTCATTGTACTAGTATCTGCTTTAACACTTACAATATAAATAGTATCTGTAGTACAAATATATACGTAAGAGTTATCTTGTGTAAAAGCAGGTTTACTTACAACACTTTCTCCAGATGATAACGTTAATACATCTATGTTTTTAAAACTATCTCCATCTACACTATATAACAGTGTATTAGTTGTTGTTGAATATAATGCATAAGTATTTTCAGAAGATACTGTTAAGTTTATAGTATCACTATCTACATAACTTGCACTTACTTCAAAAGCTACATTTACTAAAACATCAGACGTATATTCATCAAATACTACAGAATATTCTATACTATTTAAAGTATAAATTACCGTTTTACCCATTATTGTAGAATATGCACCTACTGCAGAATTATACAAATATACATAAATTTCAGAAGTCGTCAATACATTTTTAGCTTCATTAGACGTTTCTTCACCAGTACTTAATACTTTGGTTTCTGGTACATATATAAAATCTGTGGCATCACCTACAGCATATGTAAATATATCAAAATATTTTAATGAAGTACTTGTAAAAATAAAAATTTTAGTTTTCATAAGATTTAACTTAATATTGGATGTTCCAATATCATAAATTTGATTTAGTTTTACACCATCTTTTACAAAGTATAAATTGTAATAATCTAATGTACTATTATAAGTAAGATAAACGATTACATCTGTAAACGCCCAAAAATTTATAATATTAGTTAAAGTTATCGTATCAACCGTTGTTGTAGACTTTTTAATAGAAGGTCTACTTCTAAGTAAATTTTTAGAATCAACGTAAACATTATTACAATCTGCAAAACTTTCCTGGTCTACAGCTAGAAAGTTCTTATTATCAGTTAAACCTTTCCAGTTACAATGATTAAAGTAATAATTTTTAATATCACTACTACTTGGAGTATTTACTGAAATAGGCGCTCTATTAAAAGTTCTACTCATCACCATCCTCCTCTTACGTGTAACGTCTTTGTGTTTTTATAATCAATATCATCAAGTCTTGCAATAGCTATTTCAAACTCGTTACGATATACAGATGACTTGTATTCATCATCTGTTTTAAAACATTGACTAGCTACATAAGAAGGTATGCTATCAAGTATATCTTCCGGAATATCTAATCCAGTAGAATCGTCAATATTAGTAAAAGTAATCCATTTCGCTCTATAAGGTACATTATAAGTACCTGCTGTAAGAAATGCAATTTTCCTAAATCCAGCATATCTTACGTCATCGTTTGTAGTTTCTCTTTTATATTTTACACCATAAACATCGTAAAAAGTTATATACATAACATCATCATCAAACGATATAAAGTCCGAAGGCATAGTGAACTCAAAATCCAATAAGTCTTCGGTTACATCTATTGTATAAAACGTATGTTTAGGTTTTACCGAAGAACATATTTGTGTCATAGCTTCATTTGCAAAATATGTAAAACGGTCTATTAATTTTTGTGTTTCAGCTTCACTTTCTTCAAGGTCCAATTTAGCTAATATTACTTCTTTTAAGTAACCCCATGTGTACATTTATTACCTCCTATTATAAATAGCCTGCCTACAATACGTAAGCAGGCTATTAATTATTTTATTATGTTTTTACTTAAGTAACTTCTTCAGTAGAAACAGTACCTATTACTGATACAGGTTTTACTATTGTAGAAACTGGAACGATGTTTGTAAATTTAGTCTTATAATTCCATGCAGTAGTAGTTGAGCCTTCTGGAGCATCAATAGAACAGAAAGCAATACCACGCCATGATGCACAGTTTATATCAAATCTCTGTCTACCATCGTAAGTAATACAAGATGGACGAGTCTGATTCTGAACATCAAGAGTGAAAGGAATTCTCTCAGTAAATTCAGGACCATGATTTTCACTATTATAAGCTTTATTTACAATAAAGAAACCTTTACCAGATGAACACTGTGTAATATCGTTAAGATATGAGGTATATTTCAAGGTAGCTTTATTCAACGCAGGATTTGGATAATCTCCAAAAGTAGGCATACTCAATGCTGCACTTATTGCAGAAGTAAGGTGTGCATCGTTTGGTGCAATAATGTCAACCGAGCCGCCGAAATCACATCGCTTGTTGTTATCATCTTTGTAATTACCCATAGCAGAAATAACCTGATGTATAAAATCTGCAAGTTTAGCAATTTGACCAGGGTCAGAACTACCTATGACAATAGGAGCAGTAATGTCCGTATTAGTGGTATCAACCGCCGCTCTAAACATATTAGACTGTTTAGCCGCAGTAACTTGAGCATCTGTCATACCTTCACGTTTTACAATAGTATGAGCGTTAGAGAACAACGCGTTCTTAGTACCATCGATAGTGCCATCTGTAGTATCTGCAGAAGTAAGTTTAAGTCTACTAATACCGCCGTTTGCAGTAGTACCCCACGTTACTTCAGAACCAAATCCACCGGAAATAGCAGTCATACAATATTCTACGCAATCGCCATGCCATCTATTGGTAAATTTAAGTGCATCATCACGTGCCTTAGACATTTGACCATCTTCCAATGTTTGTTTACTGATTATAAATCCACCTTGGAAAGTTCTTGAACGATACGTAGCAGAGAAACCTTCAGCAGTATTGAATATTGGACCTACAGTCATATCTGCAGTTTCTGCAAATGCATGGTCAAAACCTATAGATGAACTATAAGTCTCTTGGAATGTACTAAGTGTTCCTCGTACGAACAAATAATCTATCGGATTTGACTTTTCCCATTCCTCCTGCTTTGACTTAATCATTTCATTGAGCGGTTCTCTAAGTATGTTATAGTCTGTACGAAGTTTCAAGGCTTCATCTATATTAATTATCATTCCCATGTTATATTACCTCCTTATGCTGTTGTAGCAGTAAATGCCACATTAGTTACTAAAATATCGTCAACGTCAATCACTTGATAAAGTACTACGTGTTTATTAGTAGAACTATCAGCTACACTGTTATCGTAACGATAATCCCTATTCTCAACAGGAATATGTCCGTATTCCACGGATTTATCAGATTGTGCAATAACGTACATTGATGTAGTTACTGTAGCATCGGTTATAGCCGCATCAGACACGCTTGATGTTGCTACAACCGGAACAAGTGTACCTGATGTAATTGTAACCAGGTCACCTACTTTAAATTTTAATGCAGTAGCAAGTGTTCCTGTTACACCGCTATCAGCATCGACTTTTATATCTTTTACTGCTGCTTTTTGCATGTAACCGGTTTTAAAAGCTGCAGTATATCTGTGATAATAAGCTGTTGCCATTGATTATTCCTCCTTAATATATTGTTAATTTTTTGTTTAATTCTTCTTCCGTAATACCTGGATTGAAAACTCGCCAAGCATCTCGTTCAGCTTTATTTAAAGGTCTCGCCTTCTCGTTAGAAGGTAGTGTTCCGTTTGGACTTTGCAGATGATTAGTGTTTCCTTTACTGTGTTCACTACGTATACTATTAATTAATTTCTCACCTTCAATCTCTATGTAGGCAGATTTTAAAGAACCTTTAGTTTTCCATAGTTCTATTACGTTACTAGATAATTGTGATATTTTGGTAATTTTTCCATTGGTTAGTTTTGATATTTCTTCCAATTCTTTTTTGCCAAATTCCGTAATTTGTCTCTTACGAAGCTCTTTTAGCTCAAGCATTCTGGGGTCATTGTCTAATCTTTTTTTGACTAATTCGTCCACAATAGGTGCTACTTTTTCAGGGTCCAAACCGTTATCTTCCATTTTTTTAGTTTCTTGCTTTTTAATCATGTCATCATAACTATCATAACCCAATGAAGTAGCTATAGCATTACGTTCTTCTAATCTCGCTTTCTCAGTAGATTTTTTAAGTCTATTGGCAAAAGCTTTAGTATTATCTACGTCTTCTTTGCTAGCATTTTGTGTATTAGTCTCAACGTTTTTAGTATCTTCCTCGTTGTCGGAAGCTTGAGTATTTGCATCATCTGTTGCCGGCGGTGTTTCCGACTGATTTACATCACTAAAAAGTTCCTCAAGTTCTTCTATAGTGAAATCATTAGCACCATTGTCATCAATATCCATGATAATCTCCTGTTACGTTTTTGGGCGAATCTCGGTCGTAACCCGTTTTGCAGCCTCTTTATTAATATTATATGAAGATATATCAATATTATTACCAAAAACATCATTTTTAACGTCTTTATTTTTAAGATTATACCAATAATCAAATTGCTTTAAAATATCAGTTTTTCTTGATATATGATTTACAACACCTATTGTTATATCTTCATAACCATCAAAATAACGCATATAAGACCTACATAATATATACAACAATTTAAAAGCAAGTAAGAATAATCCTACCCAGCCCCATTCCATTACATTCTTAACATCCATTAAAGTCAATATAAGTATTGTTACTGCAGAAAAAGAAATATAACTAGTAGTTCTTCTTTTTAATAACTCTTGTTCATTGGCACCTATATTTGTAATATCATTACTTTTATTTCCACCTAATAAAACGTTAACACTTAAGCCTTTTATTTTAACATTTTTAGCTTCTATTACTTTTTTAGCAACTACTTCACCTAATAATATTTTAAGTTCTTCATCTGACATTGTTTTTAACGGTTTTGTTACGGTGCCATCCTCCTCAATGACATCGTCGTTAAACCTAGCAAAAGTTACAGCAACTATACGTAAATAACTTTCTTGTATTATTCTTAATGCTTTATTATTATACTCTGTACAAAAATCAAGCAAATTATTAAGATGTTCACCAGTCAACATGTTTACCTTATCAGAATATAATTTAACAGTATTTATAAATGATATTGTAGATTTACCACAAAACACACCTTTTTTATAATAATTAAGCGTTAAAGATACTGCGCCAAGATAAAAAGGAATTGTTTCAAGTACAATATTAATTATTTCTCTTGGAGTTATTTCACGTAATTGAATAGCTCCAAGATTAAGTAAACCAATAGCTACAATTAAACCTGCTGCAATTAAATCAAACGCTTTATTTTTAACAAATTTTGCTAATTTTTTATTGTTATCATATACTTCTTCTGCTATAAAATTAACATTAGTATCAGCCATTATTTTTATCCATCTCCTTTAACTTATCTGTTTTTGCAAATATAAATCCAAATTGATTATATGCTTCAGCACTTTTTGGCAATAATAATTCTAATCTTTTATATATACGTTTAAAAGATAACTCATCTATACCTGTACTAATCATTGTAGCAAAACATACAGTTTTTATAGGTTCTACAATAGATTCAAACATAATAATTAAAATAAAAATTATAGAAGATATTATAAATACGGAAGGTATTTTTTTAGTTTTCATAATTTTATCTTTAAATATAAACGCACAAATCATTAATACAAACATACCTGCTGCAGATATTGACGTTTCAGTACGATGTATAAAAAAACTTGAACAAGTAACCAACGTTATTATAGGTGTACCAAATGTTAAAAGATTAGATAAAGCATAAAAAGTATTATATTTTCCCACATCTTTCATTTTAATACCTCGTTACTGTATTATTTTTTATTTCATCTACAATATTTACTACTTTCTTTACGTTAGTTATTCCTAAATCTACAGCATTATTTACTTCTAACATTTTATCACTTACTTTAGCTTTTAATTCATCAATTTGTATTTGCAATTTATCTTTAATATTTATTTCAGAATATCTTGCAGTGTTAAGCATATTGTTGACTGTTTTACGCATAGCATCATCTTTAATAGTAGAATAAACTATACTTTGAACTTCAAGCATTGTATTAAGTTTATCCGTAAATATTAATGCACTCTCTTCATTTTTAGTTTGCATATCTACTATAGTTGCTTTTAAAAGTTTATTTTCATCATATATCATTTTAGTAAGTTCACTTGTAGAATTTATAGAAGTAGCCATTGTATTAGTAGTACCAAGTGTTTCATTTAGTTTAGTTGATATAGCATTGTTATTGGATACATTTTTAAATTGTCTAAAAACTGCAAAAATTCCAGCAACAGTACCAAGAACTTGACCAGACAATACAAATGTAAAAATATTATCTTTATTTTCTACAAGATACATCCATATATTATATAACCATTGTTTCATATTAAAATCTCCTCACTTATTATTTTATTGTTTATCCACGTTGGTTTTACTGGAACAACCATGGTTTCTGTAACATTTAACCATTTTTGATACCACGAATTAAGTTCTCCTAACTGTTCATCTGTTATACAATTATACCATATTTTTCCTCTATTAATTACACTAAAACATTCTGTCTCCCTTCTTTTTCTAAGTACTAATATTTCATCTTCTTTAGTTCGTATCATGCTTCTACCTCCTTATCAATCAGTTTTTGAACCTCTGCCCTTACATTCGCAGAAAGTTTATCAAGGTCAAGTTTACCTGCTTTGTATCTGTCATATAATAGTTTATAAGCATAATCCA